TTGAAAAAGCACCCTAAGGGAGCTCTATTAAAGTTACCCTTTTTTACCACCGATATGAAAAAGAAATTTTTTACTAATTTATGGTTGACTTTTCATAGCTGGTCTCTCTATATATTATTTATCTTTAATCACAATATAAAACTACTTTGTTTTGAGTGAGAGATTGTTTCACGTCAATTACTCGTTGATTTTTTGAACCCCTCCACTTCAATGTAAGGTCTTTTAAATTGTCTACATACTCTCCATCAATACAGATATCTATATTAGAAATAATTTCATTTCTTCGATTCCAATTTAAAAACTCTTTTTCTTTTCCTACACCTGACGGCATTCTACTATATACAAGTTGTTCCCATGTATACCCCGTATACAACCATATTGTTTTCTCAGGAAAAGAAATACGGAATTCATGGACTAATTTGAGGACTTCATCAAGGTTATTTTCGTATAGTGGATCGCCACCACTAAAAGTAATGCCTGATATATAGTCTTTAGACAGTTCGTTAAATATCTCTTGTTTTGCTGATTCATCAAATGGAATGCCACTACCAGGATTCCAAGTTTGAGGATTTTGACAATTATAACAATGGTGAGAACAGCCTGATAACCATAAAACAACTCTTAAACCAGTACCATTGCATACATCTTCATGCTCTATTTTGAGATAATTCATTTTAAATTACCTCCTTGTCATAGTCTGCTACAATGTCATCACACGTAAAACCATACCTTTTTTCGGCTTCTTTTCTAGCATTTACAGCATCATTAAAATCTGCATAATCACCTAAGTATTTGGTTTTATAATTAACAGTTATATATGCTGTCCACATATTCTTTTCTTTGTTGTAACTTACACCTGTTTTACCAGAAGTATTTACTTTGCTTAAACCTCTATTGTGGGAATTTCTTTGATTAGATTTTAGAATGATATTACATTTTCGATTGTCGTCAGTATCACGAGATAAGTGATCTGGAATTGAATTTGACGATTCATATTCACCATATTTTATTTCTGCAATTACTTGATGAATCATTAAAACAGATTTATTGTATTTATCATCTATTTTTACATTTGTCACCCAATAACCTTTGTCGATATTGCCACGTTTATCAATTTTACGCCAATACCATCTTTTAACAATGTCGTAATCATCTTTGTCAATAAGACATTTGTTATTATTATCGTCTAATAAATAGTATGTATTATCGCCATTATCAATAAATTTGTTTGTTTTAGTAGAATATTCCTTGTTCCTTTTTGCGATTTGTTCAGAAGCATAACATCCACAAGATTGTGTATGTCCAGTTTTTAATTGATATCCTGTAACACTTTTAATTTGTGGATTACCACAATCACATTTACATAGCCAATGTGCATTCGTCCTAGTTCCATTTTTATACTCTTTTTCGTCACGTTGTAAATCTCTTCCAATTACAGTTAGCCTTCCGAATTTTTGCCCAGTTAAGTCTTCAACTCTCAAGGGATTGTTGAACTTGGAACATCCACATGATTTAATATGTCCACACTGAATAGCAGCTAATTGATTTGGTGGTGGTATTTCACCACAGTCGCATTTAGTTCTAACATATATTCTATGATATTTCTTATTAAAGTAACTATCATATGATTTTTCATAGTCAATATCTGTTATTGTCAGTCGATTGTACTTCTTTCCTATTTCTGACTTAGCCTTATCTATTGCTTTATTATAGAATACAATCTTTCTCTTTTTCTTTGTCTCTTCTGTTAAAATTCTTCCTATAAAAATCACTCCTTAAAATAAGTAGTAGAGGAATTTCATATCCTCTCTACTTATCTATTCTCTTATTACTTAAAAGTTTTGTGCGAAACTCTCATCTCTACCTCTTGCTGTTTACCCTTATTGAATGCACTCTTGTAATCACCTGTAAGATAACCAGTTACTCTACGAAGTCGTCTAATTTCTTTACAACCACACATAGGACATTTGTCAGCAATATCATCTGTATATCCACAATTGGTACACATATCATTTGGAACATTTATCGCAAAATAAGGTACGTCTTTGTCCATTGCATAATTTACGATTGTTTCAAGTGCATCAATATTATTTTTTACACTACCATTAAGTTCTGTATAAGTAATACATCCTGCACGACTATATCCTGTAAGTTGAGATTCAATATCAATTTTTTGCATTGGTGTAATTTTAACCCACACAGGAACATGGACACTGTTAGTAAAGAAATCTTTATCGGAAACATTAGGAATTACACCATACTTATCCTTAAATTTTTGCATTGAGGTGTAACATAAATTCTCGGCAGGACTAAAATATGTTCCAAAATTAAGCTTATATTCATTTTTGAACTCAGCGCATTTGTCGTAGAATAACTTTTCAATTCTTTTAGCAAGTTCCATACCTCTATCTGTTGTATGGTCACATCCAATAAGAATCTGAAGTGTTTCTGCTAATCCAATCTGTCCGACACCTAAAGTCCCATGTTTTAATGCAGATATAATCCCTTCTTCTGGAATATAACCTTCCATTACACCATTTTCGTACATAAATTTTGCTGAATCTGGTGACTGTGAACAAATCCATTCAAATCTTTCAAGCAACATATCTTTTGCTTCATGGATTTTTGTGTCAAGAATATTCATAAATTCTTCTACAATATTAGAAGTTCCATACATTTCTTGTTCTTGTGCAGCATTACTTTCAGCTTCCATTGCTAAAGTAGGCATAATAATTGTCACAGGACAGATATTACCTCTTCCATCTTTCAACTGACCGAACCCATTAATATCCCATGTGTTAGCTGTGCGGCAGCCCATTGTGCTAAAATATGTCTTTGGATCGTTTTTATCATATCCATCATTACCAGACCAATCCACATTAGCATAGTTTGGATATAATCTCTGAGCAGTTGAACGCAATGCTAATCTGAACAAATCATAGTTTGGATCTCCTGGTTCTCTATTTACACCTTTCATACACTGGAAAATACCACATGGGAAAATTGATGTCTTATGCAACTTACCAATACCTTTAATAGAAACATCAAGTAATGCTTTAGTTACCATACGACCTTCTGGTTCTGTACATGTTCCATAATTGATTGAAGTAAATGGGAGTTGATTACCTGAACGGCTCTGAAGAGTATTAAGATTATGATAAAGACCTTCTACTGCTTGATATACTTCTTTTTCTGTCATATCCATAGCATATTGATAAGCCTTTGGTGCAGCATCTGTGTATTCGTTAATTGGCGTAGTATCATTCATTCTTTCTGTAAATTCTTTATATAAAGGATTTAAAGATTCGTTGATGTATTTTAATCCGTTTTTGTAATGTTTATAAAAACTTTTTCTTACATATGGAATCATTGTCCAATCAAGATGAGTTGCTGAAACCCCTCCAAACTGCTGTAAAGACTGTAACTGAAATATAACAGCAACCAACTGAAATGCGGTACTTACTGATTGAGCAGGTCTTACATCTGTTTGCCTTGTATTAAATCCATTGGCAAGTAATTTATCAAATGGAATACTGAGACAGTTATGCATTCCAACTGCATATGAGTTAAGATCATGGATATATATCTCATTATTCAAATGATTATTTCTTGACATTTCTGACATGCAATTATCTAATGCATACTGTTTTAGTACGGTATCACTTGCCTCTCCAACTCTACCTCCAAATGATTTTTCATCAATATTGGCATTTTGATTTTGAACGTTTGATGCTGTAAGTTTTTCTTTGATAGACTTCATAAGATTAGTATTCTGTTCACGCACTCTCGTTCTGTCATTTCTGTAAATCACAAATGCTCTAGCAACATCTTTGCGCTTGCCATCCATAAGCATCGTTTCAATAATGTCCTGAATATCTTCAACATTCATAGACTTCTTATTTAATGATTCAATGTGATTTGTAATTACTGTAGCCTTTCTTTTTGCTTCTGGTGTAATTTCACCATCTACCTCATCGAAAGCAGCAAGAACCGCTTTTATAATTTTGTTGCGGTCAAAATCAACTTTTCGACCATCTCTTTTAATTACTTTTGTCAATATGTATATCTCCTTTCTAAATTACTGTTATGATTGCATAACCAAGTACACATGCCGCAATCGCTACTACATCTTTCCAATCAATCTCAAATTCTATAAAATCTATAAAATTGAATTTCATTTTATCTCCTTTCTCGATTTCATAAGAAATCAACCTTTCGTATCATCCTCTTTATTTTTGTTATAATTTTGTTTCCCTTTGTTAATTTCCTGAATTATATCTTTAATACCATCACCATACAGCATTCTAATTGGAATCCAACCAACAAATAGAAATATTAAAATTGTCACACATGTGATTTCATATGTACTCAATTATTTTTACGCTCCTTATTGTATTTTATATATTCATCGAATCCACTGTTCTCATTACAAAAATATTCAAAGTTTGTCCAACTTTGTAACTTATCAGGTTTGGCTCTACTTCGATAACAACTACCTCTCATTGGGCAATTTTCGCTACTACACATTGTAATATCTGGCATATGATTTCCTCACATATTTTTAATTTTTACCTTTAATTTTTCAAATTCTTTATAATCATCAGATTCATATTTAGTATAATCTTTTACAATCATGTGTGTTTGTTCATTACAGATTAATCTAATAAGTAATTCTCTTTCACGGTTCGAGAAAAAATGCATTTCAAAATTTAATGTTTTGCAATTATTCATAATTTACCTCACAATATTTCCACCTAATTTATCTTCATTACACACTAAAGTTTTATGCAAAACACCATCATCAATATTTGCGTGTGTTTTGACTGATTTAGTATGACTAATACTATATTCTCTGTCTCCAACGGTTACAGTTAGAAATTCATCTTGTTTTGATAACAATTCTCTTGCTAACTGATGTGTTGTTGTAATTCCGCTAAAATTAATTTCATTCACCCTCTTTCTATCTCATGTAAAAATCCTTTATGTATTCGCACATATCCATTGCGCACGATTCAACTCTTGTAAAACAACATTTTAACCATGGATGGATTAAGTTATAATCCCCTCGTTCATCATAAGCAATCACAGGAATATTATTTTTCCACGCTTCATATACTTCAATCACTGATCCAATACTTGTATTTAATCCATTTGTATTTACAATAACAATGTCACTGCTACGAACTAAGTTTAGATCAAATTTCATAACCTCCTGTTCGTTTTGATGTCTTTGTTCTTCAAAATTGAAATAATCACATGGAGAAATAACATTAGTTTTATAATTTGCCATATCTGAATATTTGTCCAATTCTACTGCTACAAATTTTCTCCATGTTGTTTGTTCTTCTATACTTAATCCTGCCATTTTACCAGCTAAATAAATTGTTAAGCCATTATTTTTCATTTGTACGCCTTTCTATAATGAAACAATACGTTATTTACCACGTCATCAATATTCTCATCAAAGTTGTTATAAACAATCCTGTTAGCAAGACTTTCTGCATCTTTAAAATCTGATATATCAGTTTTGATACGTCTTTCAGCCTCTTCCTTTTTATCTCCACGAACATCTAATCTTTTGTTGATAGTTGAAATATTTGAATATAAATAAATAACAGTTACATCATATCCTAATTTTTGAATATCTCTGATACCATTAGGTGTAAGAATAATTACAGAGTTTTCGTCTGCTTTTTCATAATCTTCTTTTGCTGATCCATAATACCAAATACCTTCAGTGGTAATGTATTTCTTCCATTCTGCAAAAAATCCACTTTCGATTTTCTGCAAAAAATCTTCTTCTGAAATATAATGATATGTAACATTAGGAATTTCACCTTTACGAATTGGTCTTGTAGTATAAGTTACGACACTATTAAATCCATTGTTTTTTACAAGTTTGTCCCTAACTAATGTTTTGCCAGATGCGGTTCTTCCCATTAAAATAAGCATTACAAGTTCCACCTTTCATCTAAAATCTGTATAATATGTCCATCTTCAATGACAGCCGTTTTACTTTCCGTAAAATCTCCGTTTAAGAAGTCACTAATTCTAATACTGTCTAAGTCAATAACCTGCGAATAATTCATGTTTATTCCTCCACGATTTTATATTTGCTGCAAATTTCGTTGAATCTTTTAATATAATCCTCATTATCGGTATTAATTACTACCGTTACAGGATGAATAGAAATCGTGACTAATCCAAGATAAGATTTTGCATCTACAACCTGTCTTCCATATTTTGCATCAACATCACACGGAATTTGTGATGAGATTTCCATTACAAAATTATTTAAGTCTGTAAGACTGTCTAAATTTAAAGTAAATTCTGTTTTCATTGTTTTATTCTCCTTCTTTATCTGATTTGTCGCTAATTTTGCATATTTCCAATCACATACATATGCCGGATCTTCAGCACTCCATGATGTAGTGCCCTGTTTCCATGCATACACTAATCCGTTGTTGTATTTTGCAAAGTATCTCCGATCCCATACACAGGATTCGCTATGTCTCACAAGAATCGGTGTATCAACTGGAACTTTATTCCAATCAACCGGCGGTTCAATCGGTTCGACATATTCGCTGTTCGCCCATTTTCTCGTCTTTATTTCACAATCTCTTATTGTGCCGCCATTAAAATTACACTCGTTGCACTGTGTTTTTCTGCAATTTTCCAGCTTTCCATTAACGACGGCAATGTTCCCCCCATTGCACGCGATTTCAATAATCTCTTTTGCATATTTTTCTCTATTCAGCATCAATTCTCCTTATCTATAAAAACTATGACCGACACTATCTTTAAATAAAAATTCTCTATTTTTATCAGCCCATGAATTACCATTAGTTGAATCAAAATATAATGCCCCATTCGTTGTATCTCCAAACTGAAATGCATATTCACAAGCCAATATTGTTGTTTCTGTTACAGTTACATTTTTATAAGCACCACTTGTATAACTTGAGAATTGTGGATATTGTGTAATAACATCATGCATTGACTCTGGGAAATCGTCATGTTCCATTCTGTTTAGAATCACACTTGCAACATTTACCTTTTCGTCAAAATATGTATCTCCACGCACTTCAGTTTCTACTATTCTGAATAACAATTCTAACTCATATGAATTAAAATAATCATAAATAGACTCATCAGGATCAACCCATACAGAGTATTCTTGTTCAATTTCTTTATAATTCTTAAACCATTCTTTTGTATCAGAAGTATCTAAAGCATTTATTTTTGTTACAGCTTCTTGAATTTTATCTAGTTGTCGTTTTGATATAACATCGACTTGTGCTTTAGAAATAGATTCTTCTATAACAAAAGTCATATCTTCTGTTACACCTGCTACTAAGTTGTCTTTTAAAATGCTGCTATCCTGTCCCCAAACGGGGACGACAGGAAAAGATACAGCAAATAAACATGCTAAAATTGCTAACCGTTTCTTCATTGTTTCTCCTTGTTCTGTTGTATAATGGATTTTGGTTTGATTTATTACATAGATATATTCTCTGTTTGAAAACAAAGATTAATGAATCATTTCTAAGAATTGATCTTCTGAGATAATGGGAACGTTCAAAGATTTTGCTTTTTGATTCTTAGATGATGTTGAGTTGATATCGTTATTAATAAGATAAGATGTTTTAGAACTTACAGATCCTACTACTGTACCGCCATGAGTAACTATATCGGCTTTCAATTCGTCACGATTTTTATAATGATTGACAGAACCTGTTACAACAAATGTTTTACCATTTAATGTTTTTGGAATTTCCTCTAATACTACATTAGGTGTTTCAAAAGTAAACTCTTTTGATAATTCATATACCCACAACGAATTCTCATACCACCATTTCGTCATTGAGTTCATCATCGTAATACCAAAACCATTAATGGTTAATAATTTTTCTGGTGAAGATTTCATCAAACCAATAAAATTATTAAAATTCTCTTCACATAATTTACTGATATCTTTACTTACTGATTTTCCGATTGATGGAATTGATAAACTATAGATAAATCTTTCTAAAGATGTATTGCGTGATCTCTCAATAGAGTTAAGAAGTTTTTCAACCGATTTCTTACCAAAACCATCTAAAACTTTCATTTCATTTTCGTAGTCTGATAAATGATAAATATCCTTAATTGAATTTAACCAACCAAGATTGATGAATTTTTCAATAGTTGATTCTGACAAATTCTCGATGTCCAATGTATTTCGGCTTGCTGCGTGAACCAACTTACCTAAAAGCTTACCCTTACAGTTTGGATTTTCGCACATAAGAACTTCTGAATCATTCTCTTTAACAATTCTTGTAGGTTTACCACAAATCGGGCATTTATCAAGAATTTTACAAGTATTACTTTTTGTTAAGTTTTCTCGAATTTGAGGAATTATTTGATTTGCTTTTATTACAGCAATCTCATCACCGATTCCAAGTTGCAATTTTTTCAAAATTGATACATTGTGAACGGATGCCCTACTCACAATTGTCCCATCTATTTCTACTGAATCGAATATGGCAGTAGGTGTTAAAATTCCTGTCTTTCCCATTGTCCACTCGATATGTCTTAATGTTGTAATTGTTTCTTCATCATAAAATTTAAAAGCCAGTGAATGTCTTGGATGATGCCCTGTTATACCTAATGATTTGCCGTATTCTACATCATTATAAGAAATAACTAAGCCGTCAATCGGATACGATTTTTCTTCAGCAATAGCTTTTAATCGTTCAATTTTTTCTCCAATATCATCTGACGAGCTATTGTATGTAACATATGGGACTACCTCAAATCCAAGCTTTTCCGCAATTCCGAATCCTTCGGTATATGTTGATACACCAAATGGAATCTTCCATGTAACAAAATGAATGTGCCTATCTCTTGCAATTTTACTATCAAGCTGTCTTACTGAACCAGAAGCATAACTTCTTGGATTTGCGAAAGAATTATTTCTTATGTAATCTGTGTATTCTTTTCCAGTTAAACCTAACTCTTCAGCTTCACGCTTTGCTTTCTCAACAAGAAGATCATTGATTGCTTTAAAGTCTCTGACTGTTACAATGGCTTCGCCTTCAACTTCAAAAGGCGTATCAATGTGTATTTGTGTTGGAAAATTTTCAAACACTCTCGCATTGTGTGTTATGACTTCTCCTATTTCGCCATTTCCTCTTGTTTCACTTTGTTTTAATGAATTGTATTCATACGTGTTTAAAACCGTTAATCCATCCATCTTCAACGAAAGAACGCAATCTCTACCATTAGAGAACTTCACTAAATCATCTGTAGATTTAGTTTTATCGAGTGATAACATCGGATGAGAATGAGTAATTTCTTCTAATTTAGACACTACATTGCATCCGACATTCTGAGTAGGACTATTTGCTAACACAATCCCTGTAATTCGTTCCCATTCTTTCAATTCATCAAATTTACAATCAAATTCATAATCACTCATAATTGGACTGTTTTTATTATAATAAGCGTCAGATGCTTTATTAAGCAGCTTCACTCTTTCTGCAATATCGCTTTTGTCCATTCAATCCCTCCTAATTATCTTTAATAAATACTGTAATTTTGCACTGTCCTCGTCCTATATCTTCCATATACGTAAAGAATCCTTGGTTATTCAGATTCTTTTCTTCATCAAAAGCCTCTTCCATCGGAAGCTCTGTCGAATAACTATAAAGCAGAGGAAAGCCTTGTTTCATTTCTTCTTCTGATAATAAAAACTGCATAATTTAGTCCTTTCTCATATAATAATTTTTAATCTTACATTTACTTTCTTTTTGGTTTTCTACCACAAGATTTACTTTCTGTACAATATCCAACCTCATCACATTTTGCATGGAAAAGATTGTCTACAATCCATTTCCATTCATCTGAATATTCTCTTAATGCATTGCAAATGTCTTTGAATAATTCTCTATACTCCCAATAAGCACGACTACACATTCTAACTCTACTCATTTCAATAAGACTTCTTAAACTGCGTTTATCTACCATTTTTGTACAATAAGCCAACGGGAGTAACATTGTTGCATCTTCGACTGGTACTCCGTTATTAATGAGATACTGAATATTGGTGTTAATATAACTCATAACACTATGCCATGTTGCAGCAACATCTTCGTCGTTGCTAATTGATTGTGGTGTTACATAATCAAATCCGTTTCCTTTAGAATAATCAATATACCTTGTACTTGCCTGTAATCTGCTTGCTCCAACAATATGAGTGTAATATTCTCGAATTGTTTTTGCTGAATATCCATCTATAATCATTTCAACATTTGGATATTCCATTACTCTTCCATGACCTGATTTGATACAATCAAAACCACGCTTATAATTTTTTTCATCATCTGTAATATTTGCATTCCAACAACATCCTGCCCTTCGTCCCATTAGCGTTATTGGATTCTTTGTTGTTTCTGGTAAAATTGTGATTGTTCCCATTTTGTCCTCCTATATTTTTATTCAAATTATTTTCTATAATATTTTGTGATTTCTTTAATAATTTTTACATTATTTAATAAAGGTTCTCTGTCGGCACCTTCAATGAACAATTCATCTCCCGTTACTAAATAAACGTTTTTATCACTTTCCAATAATAAAACAAAATAATCCGCTATTGCATTTTTATTGGGGTTTTCTGGGAGTATAGGATAATACAATCCATTAGACTCAACTGCTCTCCATACAGACACTCCTCCTTCCTCTCTGATTACTGAATCTCCTCTATGCACTTCACTTATTTCGTCAGTTGGTATTTCACCAAACCTTATATATAATGGAATACTCGCCTGTTTCATTTTAGTCCTCCTAATGTGTTTTCATATGAAAACTCATTTATTATGTTATATTGTTCCAATATATTGTTTCCCTGTTCCATTACAAGAAACACAAGTTCCGTTTTCTTCTTTAATTCCACAATCAAAAATTCCACTGCCATTACATTCAAAACATTTTATTTGAAATATAAAATCATTTTTTATTATAGGTCGCTGTTTAATAATTGTACTTCTGTGCCAACCACAATAAATATTAGTTTTTTTATTTCTCATGTTACCCAAATTTTATAATGCCACCTCGATTATTCCTAAAAAACTCTGAGACTCTTTCTAATTGATATTGGGATAAATTGAAATATTTCTTTCCCATCCAACGTCTTAATTCTCTACGACTATGAATAATTTTTGTTGGGTAATTATTCACTCGAAATGTATCACCGTATTCTTCTACTTCAATATATAAGCCCTTTAATTTGGATATATAGCATGTAGCGTGACAACTATTTAACTCTGGATTACAATCTCCCCATCCAAGCTGCCACCAATAACATCCATAAACACAAGGTAAGTTCTCGTTATAAGATTTCATTAACAAATCATATAAAGTTTTATCATATCCACCAATTTTAATATAATCTTCATTTATTAAATCACTAATTTCAATTGGCGCATAATCTTTCATCAACTCAAATTCTTTTTCTGTTATTGGTCTATAAAACCATGTATGACATCCCATATTATCACCTCTATATTTAGTTATTCTCTTTTAAATTGAGGAATAGTGAGCAGAACACTTTAAGATTTTTTATTCATTTAATTTTTTATAAATATCTTTTTTTAGCTCTTGTATTTCTTTTTTTAAATGTGTTGCTTTTAATGAAATTTCATCCAATTCTTCATTTTTGCTTTCAAAATCATTTGCAATAATGTCCAGTATAATTATACTTCTTGATAATCTGTTCAATATGGGTTTATTTTTATAAAGCATTTTTAATTCGTCAATAGTTTTATATTTCATTATTATTTCGCCTCGAATCAATATCTAAATCTTCAATTAATAATCTTCTGTTTACGATCATTTTCCCATTGCAATAATTACATACTTCTTCCAAATCTTCATCTTCATCAATAGATATTCTATTTGTATGAATCAATTTACCAAGTCCATTACAGTTAGGACAAATAATTCTTTTATATGTTTCTGATACCTTCATACTTATTATCTCCTATAAAATTTCACGAACAACATTACATGAACGATATATAACTTTATGTGTTTCTTTATTATAAATGACACACATTTGTGTGTTTCCTTCTATATATTTATCAACTATTAATCCTTCTCCAATTTCAAATCCATGCATACAAGAATTAATATCGTATGTATACATAGATCCAACTTTGATTTCATCATATTTCATTTTATTAAATCCTTTCATTGTTTTCTAAAAATCTAATTAAATATCTTTTTGTCATTTTCTTATAATTTCTGCATTTTTAAACATTGGGATATATACGCTCTCATCATTATCCCATTGTGGAATATCGAGATAATCAACAAATTCTAATGTTGGTTCAAAATGCTTTTCTATAGTTTCTTTAAATTCAACTGCCTTTTTATTCCAACTCATGATAGAATCTAAATTATGCAATGAAAACCATAATGGTTGTATATATTTCTTCAGTAACGGAAGCTCATCTTCTTCTGGGAATCGCCCTTCTCCAATAAATATTTCGTATAACATATCTGCAAGTAATGATAATGAGTACCAAAAATCATTATCATGTATTGTCACTCGCAAATATTTTGTTGCGCATTCTTTCAATTTTTTTACCTCCAATTCCAAATGAAAGTTTAGATTCCTGTGAATTTTTATTTATTATTTTCTACTAATTCTTTAACGTATTTACAACTATCATCGTATGTAATATTAATTCCTTTCTTCCTAAAAACTTTCAAGTCATTTACTCTATAATCAGCTATACGATACCAACCACTATCAGGGTTGAATCCATCACTAAAAACATGTTTTGTATTGAATCTACCTTCACAGTTATATAGTCCCTCCATACATCCATGACCATATACATTGATGTCAATTAAATTATCTTCTCTTTCTTTACACATATATCTTATTCCCATATATCTATCTCTTCCTTTCACATGAAATAATAGTCTAATCTTCTTCGTTATCATCACCGTCATTGCTCGTACTAATATCAACACTAGCTTTAATACAAGCAGGAAACAATAACGCCCAGAGACACCAAACAGATTCTGTATATTTAATTGCAAAAATTACTGCTATTGATGTTGCAATCCATGCAGATGCATAAGCAATTGTCGTTGCGATATTTTTCATTAATGTATTCTCCTTTTTTATTTTTCAAAATTACTCAAACATCATCTTTAATCTTTCAACAAATGATTTATCTGATTTTACTTTTACAATTCTAACTCCATAAACCGATTTCTCATTTAGTTGCTCTAAAATTTTGTTGAGTGTATCTGTATCTTTGACTCTAATTGTAACAAGTGGATAAACTGAAAACTGTCCTTGTTTCGTTTCAATTACTTCTACATTGTTTCTAGCTAATACTCCAAAAATATTCTTATCATCAGACATACAATCTGTATACTGTAAAATTACTTTCATATTTACCCCTTTCTATAATAAATATCTCAATCCACTTAGATACTTTTCTTTTAACCTATCTGTTAGTGTATCTGTTAGTGACAAATGATCTTTCATATCGGCTAATTTAACCCAATATGCACACAAATAATCATTTGTGTTATACTTCTTAAACCTCTGACAATATTCATCATACGAAAGATCGTCTGGTTTAGTTAAGAGTAATAATGCGTTTTTGAAATTATCTGGCAAACCAGATGATTTAAAATTTGTATCTTCTACAAGATCATGCATAATTGCCAAAGCCACACACTCATTTCTTAAATCGTATGGAATAAAGATATTTTCTGATACATATGTAGCAACTCTAAGTGCGTGTTCTAATTTATCCTGTGGATAATACTGTTTTGCAATTCTTAATGCTGTGCTTACTTTCATCGTTTCTTTATCTAATGTCATATTTTGCTCCTAATCTCCACATGAAATAATGGATTCTTGTTACTTTAATAACATATAAATTGCCCACGGATAATAGATATAATCTAACACCACATTAAACAACAACTGGAATCTGTGAAACTTAAAATCCTCAATATTGTAACTAAAAGCTGTTTTTACTTCTGACAAGCTTACACCCAATGACCATAAGCAAGTGAATACCTTTAATGCAGACATTACAACAAACTCAGTTGTCCCAATTTTGTTTCCTAATACTATGTAAAAGACAATTAAGAATAAGTCCACAAAGAAGACTATCAATATTGAAGTTCCTTGCAACGTATCGCTCGGTGGCTCTCCATTACTATTCTCTTTATTTTTTGCAAGCTGCTTAATCATTCTTTTTCGCCACAATGTTTTACTTAATGCACTTGGCGTACCTTTAATCCTAAAAAACATTAAAATAAATAAAATTGTTAAAGCTAAAATTTTCATATTATATTATTCTCCTTCTAAAATCTCTTTTGGACAGTAAATAATCTTCTTACCTGCTTTCTGTGCTTTGCGAATTGTTGACCAAACACCACCAGATTTATTACCATCCCAAATTGCAAGAAGTACATCACAATGGTCAACTATATATTGATCTCTTACATTGTCGCAACCTTTATAGAATTCATCTGATAATTCAACCCATTCATCAGCTTCTGTCTTTAATTTATTGTAATATTTGTTAGATGAGTTGTAATCTTTACATGGTAATATGCAATGTAATTTTAAATTTCTATTCTTCTCTAACTCTGGCGAAGCTGCTCTGTAACTCTCCTTAATAACACAAGTATTTAACCCAATTAAAATATCAGAGCCATTTGCCATACCACAATAAACGTCAGACACATCAAGTATTTGATTAAGAATCCAATGACCAATTCTTGCCCATTTAATATCTAACTCATCATCTGGTAATCCTAATCTCTGAGGTCTATGACCTGTTAATGCTATTCTCATTTTTACCTCCTTAATTTTCACAAGAAACTGTCGATTCTTGTTTAGTATTTTTCATATAATCCAAATATTCTTTGTGGTACACATCTAGGTCTTTTAGTAATTCTTTACAATTTTCTGCGTATTGAATATATGTATCAGCCAAATGTCGTCTGCTTTCTTCTGAATCATCGACTAGCTTATATTTCCATTTATTAGCTCTTAACAAGTCTGCATTATGGTTATAAGTTTCAATACTTTCAGCATATTCTTTCTTTTTCTTTTCATATGTTTCATCATCAATAATCAGATACCCAAGTAATTTAGGAAAATCAAAACCTAGTTGTGTTCTTGATATTCCATTATCTTCTGCATATTTGATATGCCAAGCAATGTCATCCCAAGTCATACCACCCAAAAGTGATTTGTTATCCTCTTGTTGCATATATGAAAAATACTCATATAATTCTTCCTTTGATTTGCTCATAATTCACCTCCTATGAGAAATCAGTTTATTTTTGCTACTGTATTATTCTCTGTTCTATACAAAACTTCATCGACAATTCCGTACTTGACTGCTTCATCAGAATGAATATAGAAATCTTTCTTCTTTTCACGAATCTCCTTAATATCATCTTTTGTGAGATTGGTTCTGTCGATTACATATTCTTCAATCTTTTTATTCAGCCAGTCCATTTCTTCTCTGTCTTCTACCAAATCCTGATATTTACCACTTCTCCAAAAACTTATCTGATGATACATAAATGTTGAATGTTTATAGCAAAATCTTTTATGCCCTGCTAAGAAAATCTTAAAAGCTGCACTCATTGCATATCCTGTACAATATGTATAGATTGGAGTTTTGCTATTGAGAATAATATCAATTAATCCCCACATCTCATAAGCAGATCCACCATGTGAATTGATATATAACTTAATTGGCTCACGTTTATAATCTTTCTCCTTCTCATCTTTCTCATCATCTTCTTGAATCTGTTGTAAAATGCTCCATGTTAATTTACCAATAGATTCGTTGTCTACATCATCAGATAAAAATAATGTCTTTTTGTCTGTATTTGCATATGAATTGTCTTTTGAACTCATAAATCCTCCTATTTTGTTATTTTTATTGTTTCAATGCACAACATATAGTATGTTTTTATGTTGTATATATACTATATATTGTATCGAAAAGAAATCCGTCTTTCCTTGGCTTTTTGAGTTTCTGAAACGCCCTATTTATGGGCATTCCAGAAATCTAAATTTGTTATCTGATTCTCAAACTCTCTCCCTGTGGCTCTAAATGACACCATTCACAGTTAAGTGAACCATCCTGACCTTCAAGACCATTCTCTTTTAAATATTCTCTTAATTTATCTCCATTAACTGCGTCTGGCTGCTTAATGCGATACTCTTCTGGAATATTATCTACATCAACATCAATTGTAAGCTTTCTCTTACCACCATTCTTCTGAATATTGAATGAGAATAAATCAGTTGTAAACTTCTGCTTACCAGTTGCTCTCATGCACATTTCAAGATTCTGCTTTAACCACTTAATTCTATTCTCATATGTCTTTTTACGAGATGTAAGTCTATCGTTCTCTTTCTGAATACCATCTACATCTGCTTCAAGAGCTTTGATAATTTTTGCATATCCATCAGCCTTGTCCTCAATCTCATACTCAACTGATTCAAGAGTATCCATAATTACCTGCTCGTCTACTTCTTCATCCTCTAACATATCTAAAAGCTGAAGGAATTGTCCCGTTAATTCATAAATGTTCGCCATATATTTATTCTCCTTTTTCGTCTTCTTTTAATCTATAAGCGTTTTCAAGTAACATATCTTTTAAAAATGTCTGCTTTGTTTTTACCTCTTTTGTTTGGATAGCCTTTGTAATAGCATAATTGTTACCAACTAACACACAATATTTCTTTGCTCTTGTGATTGCTGTGTAAAGCAATTCTGAATTATTCATTATGTAACTTCCTGTGTCCATCCCAACAATAGTCGATGTAAAACCAGATCCTTGCATTTTATGAACGGTACATGCATATGCAAGTTCAAGATTTTTTGAATCACCTTTATTGAATAACACTTCACCAATACCAACAAAATCAATTGTGCAATATCCGTTATCTTCGATTGCTTTAACAATGCCTATATTTCCATTAAATACAGGTGTTACATCGCCATCAGGATTTGTGCACTTATAATTATTTTTAGTGTTAAGTACCTTATCTCCAACTCTAATCATATATTTCTTAGCTTCATCATTCTTTTTCTCTAAGAAAATTTCAATCTCATTACCATCATTAAATTTTGGATTATAAAGACTTTGGATTTTTGTGTTAAGATTATAACAAGATAGTTCCCCTTTTAATCTCATAGGAACACATACTTGAACTTCCATGATGTCGTTGAATTTTTCCATCTCTGTTTGGAAGTGTCGAATAATACAATCTGCCATAGACTCTTTTGAATTTGATATATCTAATTCCATATCTTTTAATTCACCAAGAATAGCATTTCCTTCAAATTTATTATCAAAAATCTGTTCCTGATTCGCTACTTTAATTGATGTTGGAATGATACCACTCATAAGTGCCTGTCTATGTGGCTTTGTAAGTTTTACAACTGGAAGTACATTACTATCAAGAATATCAGCGAATACCTGGCAATTACCGATTGGAGTAAGCTGTTGAACATCTCCCATAATAATTACTTTTGCACCTGTTGGAATTGCTTCTAGTAAAGATAAAAACAATGTACCATTTATCATAGTTGCTTCATCAATTAAAACAATATCTACTGCTAATTTATTCTCTTTGTTGAACATAAACTCGCCATTCTGATATCCTAAAGCTCTATGAATTGTACTTGCAGGTAATCCAGTTGCTTCGGTAATTCTTACACTTGCTTTACCAGATAACGCACAAGCCAAAATATTGTAATCATCATACAATGAACAAATACCATTGGCTGTGCTGGTTTTTCCTGCACCAGCCAGACCAGTTAAAGCCATAACATGATTGTCAAGACTTAATTTGATAGCAGCTCTCTGTTCTTCTGTAAAATCAAAGCCTTGTTTTTCTTCTACTTTTTTAACAATTGATTCCCAATTACCAATATTGAATGACTTTGGAATATAATCATCGTGAATACTTACTTCATCTGAATCATTTTCTACTACTTTCACAAGTCCAATCTGAAGTCTCATAAGTTCTTTCATTATGTTATTCTCCAAATTGTAAAACTTTTTAAGTGCAATTTTCGATCCATTATCAAGTACAATTACATCTTCATTATCAATCATCTGTTTTGCAGTAGCATTCACAACCTCTTCTGGCACAAATCCCAAAGTATCATATAATGCTTTCATAAGTTCCTGATAATTAAGATAACTCTTACCTGCTTCTCCTTGGTCATTTAAGTGATGTAATAAAAATCCTTTGATTCGTCTAATGTCATACTGACCAATTCCTACTTTACAAGCAACTTCATCTGCTTTCTTGAATCCTACACCATCCACACGCACTAAATCGTATGGATTATTCCTTACGATATCAATTACTGTATCTGGTGAATGATAAAAATCTACTAATTTTTTAATGAATGTATGAGTCAACCCTAACTGTCCAAGTTCCATGTAAATAGAACTATAATCTTTTGATTCTTCGTATTCATCAATCATTTTTAAAGCTACCTGATTACCAATGCCTTTGATTTTCATAAGAGATTTTACATCTCTATTCTCCAAAAGCTGAATCACATCGTCATATTCGTCAAATAACTTATCAACAATATTCTCATTTAATACATTTTTGAGAAATTCTTTTTGCTTATCCTTACTTGAAATATCAATACATTTACTGATATATACAATCTCATATGTATCACCATATTGTTCGTGTGTTTCAGCTAATTTACAAAACACTTTATATGTTGTTCCATATTCAAGTGTGCAACAATTTCCTTTCATCTTGATTGTATATAAATCGTCTATCTTATTTTCGAGCCATTTTGTTATAACGGCACTGAATATGGCGAATTCACCAGATTCAACTTTTTTACAATACTTTGGATAGAAAATCCTATCCAAAGTACATTCAAATTTTAAAATCTTTTCCTCTTCCACTAGCATACCTCACAATCCGTTAGAAGCGAATTTCCTTTACCATACTTTCTATAAACAATGTCATATTGAGTAATTACATCATATTCTTTGTCTATATCAGCAACTACAATGTTTTTTCCTTCATCATCCTTACCTACAATCTTCATACCAAATTGTTTCTCTGAGTTTTTAACATCAATGATGTCACCATCCTGTAAAGGAAGAATTTTAAATATCTCTTTTTTAATCTTCCTATACTGAATTTCTCCGTTTCCCATGTTATAAAGAATTAGATTTGGAGCAATGATATTTCGAGTGTTTAGAACAAAATATCTATTAATAAGTTTTGAATCTTTGTATCTTACTGTTCCAAACTTATTAACTTGCATCTCCATAATTTCATATGGATCAATGTGTTCATCTGGAATATAATTGAATATTTCTAAAAGAGCTTTTTTAGAGTTTAGATTGTTATAAGACTTTCCTGTTTTCGACAGTTCAGCATTAGAAATGACAATAGATTTGATATTTTCATCAGAGAATTTTTTATTCAATGTAGTTACTGTCATTTTATCTTTCCCATATAACATAAGAAAATAATCTCTAAACAGTAACAACTTTTTTGTCTTCCCATAATTTGAACAACAATCTGCAATAAGATACTGTTCTAAAACTTTCTTCGTTATATTATTCTCTGAACACTTCTCCAAAAAGTCATAAAATGTAGGACTCTCACACATACATTTGAATAAAATATTTGGCGTTTCATCTACTTTTTCTTCATCTTTGGTTAAAAACATCTCAATTCGTTTTTTTGCCTCATTGATGTAATACTCTTTGTCTAAATATTCAGGAATATTCTTTTCATGAATATCTTCATTATCTATAAATAAATGAGTAGGTGTATTTGCAAACTGTTCATAGGATTTAACACATTTTTCAACTTTCAATTTATAAATAGATCCGTCTGATGTTCTTTTGCTGGCAAATACTCTATGTACTTTACCCTTTAATAATTCTCCCTTTATTGAAGTAATCTTTCCATCTTTTGCAGCTACACCATTGCCATACCAAATTTCTTTGTATTTTGCAGACAATTTAATGACTTTTTGAAACTTAATATATTCTGTACATTCATTGATTGTCTGTTCAACTGGAATTCCAGATGCAAGGTAATTTCTAACTGCATCATTGAGAATAGGTAAATCATTATCAATAGGTTTATTGAATTTTACCATTGCTCCTTTACATTCCAATTTTCCATTCTTCATAACTGCAATATAGTTATTTACATCCTTTTGAATTAACTTGGTGTATTCATCAATCTCAAATTCCATTTTAAGTCGTTTGCCCACTTTATTTGTGATTTCAATTACCTTATTTTTCATATCTTCATTCTCGCAAAGAACGAAAATACCATCTGTATTTGTTTGTAATAATCTACAATAAGGTTCAAGCTTATCAATCAAATCAAGAATGAACATCTGTCCAAATATACAAGTCAGATTAGCCATTAACGGATCATAAGATGGATTATTTCTATCTTTTCCTGCTCCATATACACCATTTATCATAGGTTTTAATGCCTTATTCTTTGAATTACCTTCAGCTTTAAGTTTCAATCTGAAATTTCTCATCTGTTTAAAGTCATCAGGATTCTTAAATTTTCTACTCAACAATCCATACTCAATATCTGTTGTAGGATACATAGATGCAACATCAGCATGAAGAATAATTCCTTCAAACACAGCCTGTTTATCATCTGCACCATGACACCCTCCCCATGCAAATACATGAGGAATTCCTGCAACTGTACAGCATAACTGATTGTTATGTTGATCATCTTCGGAACGTAAATGTTCTTTGTATCTCCAATTCTTAGGATTAAGATACCATTCTGGAATAAATTTATATTTATCTGATAATTGGATTGTTTCAGGAAGACGAATATCAAATTCATCATCGAGAGTGTGCTGGTTAACAGCATTTAGAATTTTTGGAGAAACTGCCAACTGAACTTTTGTTTTTGTGAAGTATGACATATCGAGTCCATACAACTCAATAATATCTAACTGACCTTCAAAATCATCCCAACAATAATCAAGAACTCTTAATACCTCGATTACATCATGTCTGTTGTAATATAATGTCTGTCTTATTTCTTCGTCTGTAAGTGGTCTGTCAATATTGAAGTCCACTTCTGTCTCACGAATATCATCACCCATAAATGCTTCCAACTGCTTTAATGATTTATCTTTAAGGATAGCATCATAATCATTCAGAGGATAATTTTTTGCATTTTTCACTACTTGAAAAGGTTTCTTACCTTCCTTGATTAGTTTATCATTTACATATCCGACATTCATTCCATCAAGAATACCTTTAAAAATTCCTGTATCATATTGTCTGCCGTTATATGAGATAAAAATATCATCCTTATGTTTATTATAGAAATCTGTTAATTTTTGTTTATCATTTACTACTACAACTTCATTTGTTCTATCTTCGTGATTAATAAAAGTTACACAAAACCAATTAATCTTCGAGTACACCTCGAAATCGTAGCCCCAAATCTTACTTTTATCTATTATTTAAACCACCGCCTTATCCGAAAAATCCTTGTACTTTGTCACTTTTATAAAACATCCAATCTTCAACTATTACTTGAGCAGCTTTACCAGATTTATAATCGATCGAAAATCTACCGACAATATCAAATTCAAAATTATCTCCAATGGAGATAATCTCTTTGTATAAAGAAGCTAGTGAACTACCTTTTGTCTGTTTTACAAATTTTATATTGTGATATGTAAATTCAATCTTATTCTGTTTTGAACCCAATAAATAAATATTATATTTATTACACGGAATATTCTTAATAAGAAAGATAGGTTCACTCACGGTGTTACCCCAAATCGCATCCCATTTTGCGACATTCTTAATAATTTGATCGTGAATTTGATTTGCGTCATATACGTTATATACATGATATGTTGGTTCATCAATCTTTCGCATTGTGGCTAATAATGAGAACAGTTTATTTGTATTTTCAAAATCAATTTCACATCCAAATGCTCCTGGATGACCTTCTACCTTATTAAATAATCCTGTATCTTTACACCATTGATTAAAGTCTAATATTTCACATTTATCACTACCACGACCACTTCCTTTACAAATATCACCTCTTCGTCTCATCAACAAACATGGTCTTTGATATTGATCTGCAAGTCTATTAGCGATAAGACCAGTAGAATTACTATCAACATCATCTCTTGCATTGCACACAAGAATAGGTAATTTGTCCATATTAAACTTTTTAATTTCCTCAGATAAAACAGCAGCACTTTCCTCTGTTATTTTTTTCTGTTTTCTATTTGATGATTGGCAAGCCTTTAGAACGTATTCTTGAATAGTCATATTGACTACACCTTTTCCTCGTACTTTTCTGTCAAGCATCTCATCTGAATTACATAATGCTTCAAACATATAACACTTATCTTCATATTCTCCCAATCGAATCATTGAGTTCATAAGAGGACATACATAAAATCCAATTCCGTTTATTGTGATTTTATTATTCATTGAATACATTTGAGCATTTACTAAAACAGATATAAGTTTATTTTTATTAACTTTATTTCGTATCTGTTCCAATCCTTTTAATATAAGGTATCTTGTTTGAAGATTAACTGTATCAGCCCTATCTCCAATCATACCCAATGCAACTAAATCCAAATAATCATCTGCATAATTCACACCATAATACTTATCCAATAGCTTTGTGAATTTATATGTAATTCCAACACCTGTCATAGCTTTGTCAGTTATTTTATCTGAAAGCTGATTGTTTACTACTATTGCTGGATTATCAGAAGCATCAATACTATGATGGTCTAAAATAATGATATCTTTTCCACTTTCGATAAGTTTCTTACATTCTTTTGAATCTCCTGATCCTGCATCTGGAACAATAATGAGTTTTGAATCATCTTCACACATTGAATCCACAAATTCAGATAATCCATGTATTTTACCTTTATGAATAAAACATCTTATTTCGATGTTTGAATTTATTCTTTTTATATATTGGTAGATATTAGATGCTGATGTAAATCCATCAACATCACAATCTACCAATAAATCTATCACACTTTTATTTTCGATATGTTTTACAAACACATCTCTTGCTTTTTCAATATCATCAAAGAGCAATTCACTCTCTATATTTTTAATAGTAGGATTCAGAAAGGAGTCTATATCTTTGATACCTTTTAATTTCAAAATATCTTCCAACTCATTTCCGAACCTTACGTGACCTAATACATCGTATTTGAAACTCAAATCTACACTCCTTTCTTATTGATTAGTTCCTACATATATTTTATTCTCCATTAGTTGGAGTAAGGTTTCTTTTCCTCTATCTGTTGGACTATCCTTATATTCAAGTAAGTCATTTGTGTCCCAAAGAACCGAAACAGTTACAAACGGGCTCAATTTGTCAACGATTTTATCTTTTATATGTTTAGCCCATTTTTTACATTCATCAGAATCAATAGTTTCATATTGCTTGTCCAATGCGACTACAACCTCTCTCACACCAAGCATTAAAATCATTCCTTTTTGATAATCGGTTAGATTACTTCCACATAACGCAACTGTAAAATTATCTTCTCCAAACATTGTGTCTGTCTGGAAAACAGATTTTTCAGCTTCTACTAGCATGATTTTTCTTTTCTTCTGAATAGCTTTAAGGTTATGATTTAATCCAAATAGATTCATTCCAAGTGAATGATTATAAAATCTTCTTCCAACTTTAAATGGAGTATATTTACCAAACAATTCAATATCTTCATCTATTAAGGATCTTCCACGAACTCCTATCAATTGATTATTCACATCAAAATGAGGAATGATAATTTTCTGTTGCCATGTAGAATAAAGAATATTGTATTTTTCCATAGTCTCTATGGATATTCCCTCTTTAATCCATTCGTCTGTGTACATCTTTTGAAATATATTCAAAACACTTTTATCATATGGAACTAATGGTTTTTCTTTAGCTTCTTTTTTACTACTCTTCTTATACTTCCTAATGAATTCCCAATCAGATATTTGTTCTTGTTTTCCGAATCCATATTCACAATTATCGAGATTAAGCTTTACACATATCCAATTAATTGCTTTCTGAAATTCTTCTTGTTCATAATCTTTATATCCCATTACTACACCAATAATGTCCAACTGACCACATTCTGTATAGCAATGGAAAGACATTGAATCTTTATAATAATACAATTTAGGCTTTGTACCATGATGACATATGGTATCTGTAATCCACATATCATCATCTTCATAATAGAAAGTCGCTCCCATTTCTATGAGCAACTTTCTAATATCTTCTTCTTTTAACTTCTCTTTTAATTCTTGGGCGGTCATCGTATACCTCCCTACTTAGATACTTTTGATAATTCTGTCGCTAAATCTGAACCTAAAACATCTACATCTGTTTCAATAATTCCAACATCACCTACATCATCGAGCTTAAAATCAATAAGTGTTTGTTCAATATCAGTTATGAGTTCATAATTGTAATCTGTTACAAAGCAGTCAACTTCTCTCATAGTTCCCATATTAAGCTTTGTCCAAATAATAATTGTCTTCCATTTACCACCACGATTTTTAAATATGTAATATGACATATTCGGAACTAATTTTCCAAAACTTCCATCACTTTCAAGAATTGGTTTTAGCTTTTTTAAATCCTTATGAGTTACAGGAAGTGCTAAAATACCACCATCGGCTTTCTCAATAATAGCCTTTGAACCCTTTAAAGCACCTGCATCCTTATTGTTGTCTTCTTTATAGTTGTCGTTTAACTGTGTTGCTGAACCCAAATATATACCAAACTTATTACATACAGACTTTAATGCTGCACTGAATAAGAAAAGAATCTGATCGGTTCTTAATCTTGTGTGTGTTTTATTGTAATAATATTCATATAATGAAGGGGAATCGTTGATATAGTCAAAAAAACAAGCGACTATTCCATGATTTAAGATATATTTTTCGATTGTTTCAGAAATGAGGTCAATAGTAAAATCAGGCATATACTCAACATAATATTCATATGTTTCAATATATTTTGCTGACTCTTCAAGAATTTTTTCTTCTTCTGGTGTAATGTCATCCCAAGTTTCAATTCGATCCTGTTCAATGCCACTTACATGTGCAAGAATAATATCCTGAATTTCATCTTTTTCCAACTCAGTAGAAATAAATAATACTGGCTTACTGTCACCTGTAGATATCCATTCCTTTTTACTCCAATCGTATATTCGGTCAGATACCATATTGCAACCATCAGCAAGAGAACTTCTTGATTTACCACCACCAGATACAGAACTTCTTAATATATATTTCTTAGGTCGCATACCTCTATACACAGTTGTTAAATATCCAGATTGAAAAGGATAACCATATACATTCTGTTGCTCTTTATGTTCTCTTAATCTATCTGTAATTCCATCTCCTGCTTTGAATGAATAGTTATCTCCAAACATATTTTTCCACATAGATTTGAAATCCATAAATTTATTATTTATTTCATTGAGAACATCCATACTTGTCAATTTATTGAATGCTTCTAACTTCTCATCATCATTCTCATCATATAAAAAACTGATATCCATTTTTAATGATTCTACAGCATTCCTAACAATTGAATACTTACGAACATCATCATAATATTTACCAACATTCATGATTTTATCAGAAGACATCTCTATGGCTGACTCAATATATCCCCAACCATCATTATTCTTCCAAAGTGAAATTGCCGTATCAAACTGAGAAATCTCATTTTCAATATCAATAGGTGTAATCTTTTCAACATTACCTTTCTTCGCAATGTTTACAATTGCTCCCCAAATCATTTTATGAAAATTCTCAGGATAATCATTTGTATTCGTTGAATATTTTTCATCCAATACATATCTTGGATTCAAACAATAACATCCAAATAATAAGAAAATAGCCTTTTTATCTACTTGTTGATTAAAATTAATTTGAATCACCACCTTCTAACAAATTTCCCAAATCTATCAAAGATGCTGATTTTTTATTAGAGTTCATAGAAGTTTTTTTAACAACTTTTGTTTTAACTTCCACATCTGACAATTTGTTGATTTGCTCTTTTAATTTTTCTTGCTGTGAATAATAATTCTTTGCTTCCTCGTAATAATGTTTAATTAATGCTACACCATACTTTTCAATCAAGGACTTATTTAATATTTCTTTGCAGTACCAAAGTGTATAAGTCATAGCTGCATATGAATATCCATATTCAGTTTTAAGTTCCTTAATTTGTTTAAGCATAAAACCTGTTGGTTTATCTAACTCATAGTTATTACAAATGAATTCAATTAACTGTTTATATTCAGTAGATTCTCTTTCAATTTTCTTATAGCACTCTTCACAATATGTTTTTGAAGCATGTATGTATTTTTCTTCTGGTTGTAATTTCTTACCACAACCTTTACATGTTGATAATCTAGCCATATACACCTCTTCACAAAGAACAGGAGGGAAGAATCCCTCCCTTATTTCTAAGCCTTAATTCCAAATTTCTCCACTAACTCTTCGAGTTCCATAACAACAACCTTTGTTAAATCAAGCTGTGTATCTCTAAGAGTATCAAACATCTTTACATTTCCATTATCATCAAGACCAAGATTTCTCTGAAGAACAGCCGTTGCTTCGGCAAGATGACCATTTGATGCAAGTAAACCACCAAGTTCAATACCCTTTGCTTTAATAGCTTCAAAGTCCTCAACTGGTGCAGTCTTATCAATTGTCTTCTCCTTAGTAGTGAAATCTCCACCTAAATCTTCAACAGCCTTTGTCCAAGCCTTCTTGAGATCTTTAACATTGATCTTATCTGGAAGACCGAATGTATCCTTTAAATCTGGATACTTCTCTGTTTTCTTAAATGTAATAAATCTCTCATCTTTCTCTCTATACATATATCCAACGAGATAAGCTGCTTCTCTACAGTAAGAAAATGTATTCTTATTAAGCTTTAAAGCATCGCTTTCTTTCTTTGTATCGAAATCCTTACTATGTGTTGACTGTGCAATAAAATGTACTGTATATCCAAGGCTCTGAATGATACCAATGTTTCTTAATGCACTCTTAAAACGAAGAGAACCTTCACCAAATGCACCAACATCTTTTAAGATTTCTGCATCTCTATTTTCAAGTACATATCTCTCACAAAATTCTTCATATTTATCAAGTGTATCAATTACAATACAAGAGAACTTCTGCTTGAGTGCTGGATTTCTTAACTGTCCAATAATTGACTTAAAATCGGACATTGTATCAACTTTCTGTGCCATAATACCAGGAATGTTCTGATATCTATCTTCAAACTCTAAGAAAAATGGATCTTTGTCAGGTACGAGTTCCTTCAAAAACTTCATGAGTGTTGTTGTTTTACCAACACCTGTATCTCCCATCCAAACTGTAGAATACTGAGTTAAGTCAACTGACACCTTATTTGGTGTTAAATCTAATAAATTTCCAACCATGTTTTGTTTATCTCCTTTATATTTCAAGTTTCTTATTATTTATCTACCCAAGATTACTCTTGGGTAAGTTTTTTATTTCTGCTGCTGTGCAAATGGATTGTATGTAGTCTGTGGAGCAGGTGTGCTAGTATTCTTCTGAAATCCTTCTGCTGTCTGAGAAGATGATTCTCCTGCCTTGATTTCAGCTAACTTAGCCTTTCTCTTAGACTTTAATGTGTCAATAATATCCTGTGTAAGTTCATGCTCAAATACTGTTGATGCTGCAACACCAGACTTAACATCATTCTTTCTGATTGTTTTCTTTACCTTCTTAACAATATCTGTACCAAATGCAGCCTTCTCTACAACTTCCTGAATATCAACAGAGTTAATAACTACACCAGCAAGCTTTGTAAAGCATCCATCGTAGTAACCTGCACTTCTGAATGCATCTGCCATTGACTCATCAACTGTCATCTTAATTGGAATAAGTGAATCAGCTTCATACTTAGCATCCTTGCCAAATCCATCAGCTCTCTGACCAATAGCATTCATTCTAATTGTAAGATTCCCAGTAGGTACTTCCTTAACAACCTCATCAGTGATAGATTCTATAATACCCTCTACCTCGAATTTTGCTTCAAGAACTGTACTTTCATAATCCTTCGGCTCAACTCTATTGATGAATCTTGCTGAAATTTTATTTGTAGATACAACATTTCCATCATTATCCTTGAAATCGTTTGCTGTAAACATACCATCTGTAATAGAGATAATGTCAGGTGTCTCTCCCTCCGCACAATGTTCAATATCCTTGAGATTCATTGCATCTGTGTACTGCTTGTAGAAATAACTCTCCTCTGAAGTAAAATTCTTATTCTCATCCTTCTTATACTTGTAAGCAAAGAAATTGATTTCATGCTCACTATCGTCAGCAGTTCTTAATACAAGACTTCCTCCGATTGCTTCCTCACCCTTCTTTGTGGTTAACTCTTCAATGTTATTCTTTACAAGCTTTCCTGTTACTGTTACTAAATTTTTGAGTTCTTTCATTAAAATTTTTCCTCCTTAAAATAAAAATTTATGTAAATATTGTTAATAAAACAATCTATCTAAACGCCCAAATGGACGGAACACAGAAAATAAATTTATGTAAAAATCTATCTTCAACAGTGATTTTTGAGCGTACAAACCCAAGGGTATGCTGTTCTTCCACCCATACAAATGCTTTCCACATTTATTTATTCTCTTTTTGTCACGGATTTTATATATTATTAGTGACATTTTGTTTTTGGAATTTTTGAACTGAATCGTTCAAGACCGATTAGATATTATCTAAGATATTTCCTGTTACTTCATACATTTCCAAATCATTTAATTCACACCATGATTCGAAATTATCTCTTTGAACATACCAACCAACATTCATTCCGAGAAATTCATTCTCACCATTCCCATAAGAGACTACATTACATAATTCTCCGTTTAAAATGTCGTTTTCAAAGATTAACTTACCATTCTTATCATGGCTGCCTGTACATCTACACAATGTCTTTGGATCTATTTCATATTCTCTAAACACATTTGGTAATCCCCAATCTGTCATCTCATCACGGATGATATAATGATGTGTCTGAACAGGATTTCTATCATAATCTTCTTTAAAACAATATGTAGTCTCTTGTTTACTCGCATAAAATCCTGTAATCCATGTGTTAGAATTTAGTAATTTTGCTTTACATAGCTGCGTATCCATTTCTCACCTCCTCAGAATCCGAATGAAACAGTGATTTATTTATATGGTAATGTTTCTAGCCATTGGTTAATATCTTCTATATCCATTTCTTCTGTTGTAGTTGCGTTTGGATAATAAAATGTAATGCTATTTCTACTTAACCCTTCATCAAGCAACTGTTTCAATACAGACAATGTATTTTCTACGCCAAGATGATAAGCTTGTTTCTGATCTTCATTATCAAATGATTTGTCTACACTTTCATTTGCTGAATCTATAACCATTTTCACTTCATTCGGAATATTGCATCCCCAAAACTGTATATCATCTTCAAATTCTGCAAACATAAAATCCTCCTTTATATGTTTATTCTCTATTTGATTTTCATTTTTATTGGAAATTGTGATTCGAAGGAATCATAGATAAGTTAGATTTACTTGCTAAATAAATATTCATCACATTTAAAGCCGTTTTTATTTAACCAATCGGATACTAAATGACGATGACAAAAATCTGTAGGCTTTTCATAGCAAATCAAAGCAATGTCATTTTCTCCAACATTATATCCATAGCAAATTCTTGAAAAATCTAAGACAACATCAGTAGCGTTTAATTTATTTAATACCTGCTCATTAAAGCACTTTATATAATAATCATTATCATGATTTTCTTTCCACTTCATAAAGAAGTCATATTTTGGTGCAAGCTTTTTATATTGCAAGCCTGTATACCAATTAGGTGCTTTTCCACAAATTGAAATTGGAATTATATTATCTGGTAACGATTTAAGTTTTGCAAAATAACTTGTATATATCACATTCTTACCTCCAACTATATATTCTCTGTTTTAATCACAATACACATAATTACAGCTATTGGATTCAATATTTTCTAAGTCAATAATCATTTCGCCATCTTCATGATATCTATCAATTTCAATATTAGAAATTTTAATAGAAGTGTCTGTCATTTCTACAATATTTCCTATGTAGTGATCATGATGATTTGTCACTTTATTGAATAACGTAAATGCAATATCTTCACCAACTCTAAAGTTTTTCTTGTTATCTGTTACTAATGTTCTTACTGTTTTAATGTTGTATTTCACAATCTCACCTCCACAACCAAGAAATGTCAGATTCATTGGCTTTAAAAAATACCATTTATTATCAAAATATTTGATAAACGGCTAAGAACCATAGCCTCTATCCAATTGTTTTGTGAACCTTTGGGATTACCTTTCACTTGGATGTTTAATGGAATATTCAAGTTAATTACTCTCGAATATTCCTGTAACATATAAATCACACTCTTGGAAGAGTGGAGTGCTTAAACACTCCATAAAACACCCAAGGTTTTATATAAAATTATTCACCATTTACCAGCCTTGCAGATGCTTACAGCCAAATACAACTATGCTAAACTGTATATCAAGGTTTTGATAAATCTTTACAACTTTACTATTTACTCTTTTAACTTTGACTCATAATTTAAACTTTGAACTTCTGAGCGTTGTTATTTGAGTCTTACAACTTTAAACTTTACAGCACACACCTATCATTATCGTAGGCAATCTGATAATTAAAGTATAATTTCATATTTGATGTTATACATATCAGCCAATGGTTTCACCATTATCTTGCCGAATTATGTACTGTAGTAAGTTGAAATTATACAAATCATATAAATTAATCATCTTTTATCAATTCAATAATTTGCATTTTTTATTATTTTGCAGATTTCTTTTTCAGCTTTACATAAGTCTATATCTGCAAAAGACTGATGAGTTGTAGTTTAAAGTTTTCGGTAAACAGTGAATAACTTCTAATTAACTATTCTCTCTTTAATAGTTAATTTCAATCTCTGTTACAGCATTTGATGTGCTAAGTGAAGCATCTACTTCTGCTTTGAAAGATGCAATGCTCTCTTCTAATGTATTAATTTTGTCTAAAATCTTAATAGGATCAATTAACTCATATGAATTTGCATTGATAAAATCTTTCTTTGTCTTCTCGAAATCATCTGTATTAGTCTTGCCTTCCTTAGAACCGTAAATGCCAATTACATACTGTTCTGCTCTCTTTTCAAGGTCATCACCGTTCTGTTTGAGGATTTCAGCCTGTGCCTTATCATACTGTTTCTTTAATGCGGCTAACATCTTCTCATCAAACTCTACACCATGATTCTTCATTTCAATAGCTTCTGCCACTGTGTATTCAATACCATTAATAGAAACCTTTGTTGTAGCATTTGATAAAACAACTGCTCTCTTGATTGCATTTCTTCTTTTAATAAGGTCTGTTGCCTTGTCGTAGTAGCCCTGCATAACGCCTTCATATTCCTTAACTGGCACACCCTTAATCTTTTCATTGGAATGCTTGTTTGCTACACAATAAGTACCACCATTGATTGCAGAAATAATTCTGTCATCTACGATTTTTAACTCTGCAAGTGCCTTGTGAATTGTCATCTTTTCTGTTGTCATAATGTTCTCTCCTTTTTAACTTTGAATTTTAAACTTTATATTTTAGGCTATCGCCTTGTTACACTTATATATTCTCTATTTCGATTTAAAAGAATTTCGAATTTACGTTTTTACAGTTCAATGCCTTCCATAGCTGCCCTATCAGCTAATACAGTCATATAATTAACCATATATTCAAACTGATTATTGTATGTATTTCTTGGACAAGTAGGAGTAAAATCTAATTCTCCATTATCCCATTTATCAAGTATCTTCTTCAATCCATTTACTCGAATCTCTAACTGATAATACTCAGCTTTAAACCTTTCCTTATAGTCGTTGCTATTCATCATTTCTACTGTATCTTTTAATGTCATTTTAATTACCTCCACTTTAATATTCTCCAAATATAATTACCATCTGCTTGTATATCTACTATCTATAAATAACTCTTCCTTTGGTCTTGGATTCATTAAGTCACTGCTACTTAATTTAAGATGATCACCATAATATCCACTCCACGAACCACAACCTCTTACATTTACCTCTCCATCAAAACAGATACGAGTAATTCTATAAGCAGGGTGCTGACAACATTGCCAGTAGCTGATTTTGAAACAGTTGTCCGTATTTACATTCTCTAAATGTTTTGGTATAGAATCCCAAATCTCACACTCGTCATTGATTTGTTTTAATGTATATCCATGCCTAAGCATCACATTAGCTCTCTCAATTCTTTTGTGTCTTGTTTCACAAGCTAAAGCATCTTCAGGTGCATCAAATAATTCTCCACATTCAGAACATCTATATTTAATTACTTTCTCCAATATTTCACCTCCTCACAAGAAATCGAAAATTCTTGTGCTATTCTTCGTTATAATACTGAGCTAGTGATTCTCCATACCACTCCCAGTTATCAACTCCACCTGCTTCTAATGCACTTAATTTTCTATCTCTATCAAGTAAATCCTCATACTCTTCTTTGCTAATAGTCTTATTAGAGTCTTTAACCTTGACAGAATTGTTACCAATTAAATTACATAATTGTGTTGTTGCATCCTTAACCTGTCCAATTACTTCATTTCTTATAGAACTATACAAATTTTCATATAGATTCTCGCTCACTTCGCATTTAATAATATTCTGTAATGAACTGAGACGTTCTGGATTTTTAGATAACTGATTTTCTACATAATCATTAAATTTATCAGCGTATTTATCACCGACTTCTTTGATAATCGAATCATAAACTCTTTCCTTGATTTCATTTTTTATCTCGTCTTTTAATTCTCTTTCGTCACTGTATGTAAGTTCTATCTTTGATTTAATTTCACTCTTTATCTGATTGATAGCATTATCTTTTGCAGCATCAAAATTCATTTCTTCCAATTCTCTAATAACACCTTGTTTAATTCCTTCAAACACCTCTTCAAAATCGAATTCAAATTTTAGTGGTGTACTCATCAATATCCTCCTTATTCGTAAGTATTACTTTACTTGCATATTTCACAACATTTTCACTTGTTTCGTTATCATCTAAATATTCTCTGTAAGCATCTTCACAATGCGCACCTTCGCACCAATAATATCCATTTGGTGTAATGCACGATTTATGTTCCCCATAATCGGTTGCTGAACAATATTTACACAAACTTTCCTCGTCAGATAACTCATCAAAAGTCTTTAACATATACACCTCCTAGATTCACAATTTACATTTTGTTTACAGTTATATATTCTCTACTTTTCAGAAGATTTCTTTAGCTCTACTAATGCATCATCCAAATCCTTAACTGTATGAATAGCTTCCTTCATACTATTCATACCAGCAACAGCACTTGAAAAAGCCTTAATACTTTCAAATTCCATCTCTGAAATAGTTTTTAAAACATCAACTAATTTCATATCACCAATTCCAGATACCTTTGCTGCATTTTCAATTGTTTCTTCTTCATTGACAAGTAAATCAATAAACTGTCTTACTTTATTATTCTCCATCGTTTCAATCTCCTTTATATGTTCTTTTATTTTTTGTTTTCCTACATGACTTGGATACCCAGAATATGAAAGTGCCTTATTTATCCACCACAATGTCTGTTCATCTACATCATCATATTTTTTCATCTCTTCTACTAAATTTCCGATATGTAACACCTCATTTCGTTTCTCTCCAACTAATACTGTAATATGGTTCATTGTACTGAGTACCAGTTTCAACTTTATAACCAAGTTCCTCTAATTTCTTTCGTGTTTCAGGTTTTAAACAGCCATCTTCACTGATTGAAAATTTGCCATCTGCAATTGCATCTCTAATCAATTTTGATAACTCTGCTAATTGCTGTGTAGTGTAACTATCAATTGCATTGTTTGTCATTTTATTTGCTTCTGATGCAGACGGAATAACATTCTTTGGTGGCTGAACTTCTGGCATAGGTATATTAGAAGTAACTGCATCTTCACAACAATCTATATCGCTACAGCCTAAACAAAATTTATAACTTCTGCTAGTTATTGGATACTTACAAGTCATTTATTTCACCTCCCAAGGAAACCGATATTTCTTGTCCATTTTGTCACTATATATAGTAGTTTTAATTTATCTAACCACTATATATAGTATGTGTTTTTATAAAATATACTACCTATTGTATTATTCTCTCTTTTATTTTGGAAATAGTGAGCAGAATTGCTCTTAGATAAAATCAATAGGAAATGCTTCTTTCTTATTTCTCATATAAAGCTTTCTGAAACTGTTTTCTAAATTTCTTACAAGCTGATTCATTTTGACTCTCTGTTAATACTCCATGTATATAACAATACTGAATTGAATGTAATAATTTTTGTAACCTCTCAGCGTCTTTACCGAGAGTACACCCTTGTTTATTCACATACTTTTCCAAATTATCAAGTAAGGGATCAAAATTACTCATATCTACAACTTTACCCATGCTCTTATTCTCCTATCTGATCTACAATACTCTGCAACTTATCAATATATATTTGAGCTTCTTCTTTATCTAATTTTTTAATATTTGACGGAACAATAGCAATATTTGCTTCACCAAATATCTGATTATCAAGACATGCCCTTTCAAACTCAGTTATTACATCTACATAAAGTTGTTCTGGATCAAATTGAAAACAAATCACATCACCCTTCTGTGGATGTAGTTTTCTAACCTTAATAAGTGTCTGTTTAAATAATTTCTTTTTCTGTCTCTTGTTCATATTTATCACCTACCTACATTACTTCTAAATGATATTCTTCAACATATTTTCTTTTCTTCCAAAACTTCCACCACGGAAATTTCACATATTCTATTTCTATAACTCGAAGCATCTTGTCCTCATTTTTATCTCTATCTAACCTTAAAGCAGGTGAACTAAACATTGCTTCAGCTAATTCGTTAATAGAAATGTGTTCTCCAAGTTTGTATTCCTGTTTGTGTGGCTGTGGAGGATAATAAGAAATTACATCATACTGTCGTAATTCATATGCTCTCATACTGTTATTCTCCTATTTGCTCATTCTAAAACACTTTCGCATCGCCAGCCGCTATATCTTTTACTTCTACAAAAGAATTTAGATTATCCTCCATAGTTGTAATCAATATCTCATCAAATAAATCTTCCATCATACCAAAGAATCGTACAGACGGATGAAATCCTGGATATTCTTTCAAACGGCATTTATTAACGTTACCTCTTAATACAGGAAGTCCATGTCTTCTACGCTTGTTGTTATTCCAATGGATAGGATTGTCATAAAAAGCTTTCTTCTTTCGTCTGTACTCTTCTAATTCTTCTCTTGCAAGTTTATCAATTTCTTTTTCTCGCTCAGTCTTCGGAGGATTATCATGAATAATGTTGTCAAATTGCTTTCTGACATTATCGTTTACTTCTACTTTTTCTGAATCACTCATCTTACCAAAGTTCTGAGCTACATCTAATAGTGTGTTTTTCAAATTGTTATTCTCCAATTTCTATATATTTCATTATCCAACTATCGTATTTATTTTCTTTAATCAACTGCTGATATAAATTTATCCATTCTTGTGCAGAAAGACTTTGAAACTTCCAAACACATTCTTTCCAGTATCTGTGTATAAAACGACTTTTTGTTTTTAACTCAATGCACTTCACACATTTATCATATAGTTTCCTGGAATACCAATTCGATTTACTTTTATTCCAGCCATCTATAAATGCTTCAGTCGGATCATACCTACTTCTCATATCAGTAAGAGTTCTGTCGTATAACTCAGTTTTTGCATTGTATAAACAATGAAGCAGAAAGTAGATGTCTTCATAATCGTTTTCAAACTCCCACTCTCCAATGTTTAAATCAAAATACATTATTCTCCATTCCTTACTACATCAAACTTAATTGGCAACATAGCAGTGAATTTACTCTTCATCCAAGGTTTTTCTTTAGTTGCAAATTCATCTCCAAACTCTTCTGCCAATACAAAATCTCCGACAGTATAGATGATAGAATATCCAGTTAAATCTTTTGGAATCTCCTTATTTACATTACAGGTTTTAAGATGAATCATTTTATCTATGCACTCACCCATTAAATCTTGAAAGAATACAAACGTTCCATCACAATTGCAACGCTGCATTGTGAAATATTCAAAATCTGCATCTGGATCATACTTAATAATTACATTAAAATAAGGTTTGCCACCTTTAAGATAAGGAACATCTATTAAAATTGTTCCATCTTTGGTGTAAGTAATAACCGTAAATAACTCTCGTATATCCTGTTCAATCATGGATTCATATTTATTATTCTCCATGCCATTGCACTGACCTGATGCAATTCGTTCTTTTACAAATTCTAATGATTTACCCATTCTGTTCTCCTGTTTCTACTCGATCTTCATTCAACAAACCAAATTTTCGTAAATAATATTGTTTGGTTTTATCATCGACTCTACAATAAAAATTATGTCTTCCTGATTTCTGTAGAGATAATGTGTTTATATTAAGTTCTGCATTCATAATAATCAGTAATTCGTTTAATGTAATATCATAGCAATGAAACGTTTCGCCTATTAAAAGCTTGTAATATTTCTTCTCTAATTCTGTTATTTTTCTCACCTACTTTCACAACCAAAAGAAACGTGGTTTTCCTATTGGTTTATTCTCCTAATGGTCTTTCATATGTAACCAATTTTTCAACAATCAAATCCTTTGGTAATAAATCTTTACAGAAATATGCCGTTGCAAATGGACTACCTTTTACTACAGAATCCATATGTTCTTTATTGTGATAACAAATTCTTGCATCAAAACTAAGAATCTGAATACCATCTTTGAAATATTTATATCTTGTTTTACCTTGCAGGGAATTAAGCGGTAGAAGAACCGCAAACGGTTTGTTGAATGAATAAAGTCTTTCTAAGACTTTATCTTTGATTGAGAAGGGTGGATTGCTAACTATGATATCCCATTTTTCAGGTTCGTAATTAAAGAAATCTTGACCTTCAGCTAATGAACTTCTGATTACATTGTATCCTTCCTCTTTTAGCCTGTTGTAGAAAGCAGACCAGTTTTCATCAAATGGACACCATATAATTTTATCCTTTGGAAGATATTTAATAATGTGATCTGTTGCATAATAGGGCGTGTATAACTCATTATCTTCCTTATCTGATGTTAAATATCCAATATTTAATGCCAATATTTGTTCACCTAGTAGCTGCGCAGCTTTACTCACATGTGAACGTTTTTCCTTTCCTTGTTTTGTAATTACATTGTTATATTCTCTTATTACTTATAAATCTTTGGTAATTTTTTAAAGGCAACTACATCATCTCTGAAGCAAACATTGTCCTTATAAATCCTTTTATCATTTAAATGAGTTTCATCGTTATATCCATATACTTCATATGTATTGTAAACATCTAATCGTCTATTATCTTTCCATCTTAGTGTCTTTTCGTCCCAAAATAAATCCATAATATATGCTTGTCCTGGTTCTTCGCCATATCTAATTGAGCATATATACCAACCACGCTTTTTAGGAATATGTTTAGGATATGCTTTCCATCTATTGAACATATTTTTACCTCCATAGGAAACCAAAAATTCATGTACTTTTAGTAAAATGCTTCCGACATTGAATCTCCAAGTCTTACAAGATTCGCTACTTCCTTATCAGACATAGAATTAATTTCTTCAATCGAAAAAGTCTCTTTGATTGCAAAATATGAATTATACCAATTTTCATCACATCCCATACTGTTTCTCGCTGTGGTCAATACTGGTTTCTTAATATATTCTAATAATTTTTCTTTCTCAGTCATTACATGCTCCTTTCATTATTCCTATTCTCTTAATATATCTCTGTCCATTCACCAATTTCTACTTTGTTATCAGGATAACCAACAAGACACCACTCGTCATCTTTATATACCACTTTCCACATAGCATTTTCTCCATGTGGATTACCTTTAATTTTGCCATAATATAATCCTGAACATGGTGGTAATTCTTCTTCTGTTTTTCTCCAAATTGGCTTCTCATATACTTTGTTAATGTCATCTACTGCTTTTGCTAAATCTGTCGCAATTGTATTGAAATATCCTTTTTGTAAATCAATCATTTTTTCTAAATATTCTTTAGTAATATTGTTCATATTAAGTATGTAAGTATGATTAATTTTAAAATCAATTCCAAGTCCAATCGTTGCTCCCACGCAAAGTCCTAATAATCCAATTAATACTGTTAAATACATATCCATATTTTACCTCTCTTTCTTATCGTCCAAAGAAACTTCGGTTTACTGTGGTCTATAGAATTTCATCTAAAGCACACTCAATTTCATTAATAATTTCTTGCTTAGTAATTTCATAACCTTCCATCATTTCATCAATAGGTAAGTGATTTCTAAGTACAATATAAAGATATTCTGCGATACCAGTAGTGTCATACCCTTCAACTGTTAAACCTTCTGCTAAAGGTTGAATAAAACCATTTCTGATATGATGTGCAAATTTATCTGCACCAATAATAATCTTATTACCTTTTGGAATTTTCACCTTTTCACCTGATAATGCCTTTTCAATTTCTACATCTTCTGTTGAGGTCAAAATCTGACCAATCTTGTAATCTGCCATACTACTTCTCCTTTATTATCTCAAAATCTTACTTAATCTCTTCACAACTTCTTCGCAAAATCTGTACAAACAAGTCTTCTTAAATGCTATTCTCAAATCATCAACAGTTTGTCTATATTGCTGACGTAATTCGTTGTCTATCATACTATTCCTTCTTCTCAATAATAGTTACAGTACCCTCAAACACTCCAAAATTTGATGATTGTTGAAATGTATGCGTCTCCGCAATGTCATCATCTGTCATTGGTCTTGTAAGATACCATAATGAATCATCTTTCCATGTAATCTCTTCAAGTTTCTGGTTTGGTTCAAGTTCAATTGTTGTTGAACCACCAAAATCTTTTGTAACAGACTGGCATCCCGTCATTCCAAAACATAACGTCAATCCTAATGCAACTGCTAAAATTTTCTTCTTCATATGATTTATTCTCCTATTACCTAATTTTTTTTCGTAAGTCTTTTCAAAAATATCTGGCTTACAAGGATATACTTCACCATTGACACCTAAAATTATGTAATCACCATATTCAGATTTCATTGTTCCTTCCAATGTTTTGATATGACATGTACCGTCTTCATGAATTACAATAGTATTATTTGATACTCTATCCATAAACCAATCTGGCAAAGAATCTTCAATCATATATCTAACAGCTTCAATTACTACTGGTTTCTTTCTGTATTTCATACTGAACCTCCTACTAAATTTTCATGTTCTTTATCATATCCAGTCTCTTCAAGGAATTCATCAAATTCCTCTTTTGTCATATTGTTTGGATAATACATAGCCACCACCATATCAAACGGCTTCAAATAATTATTCAACACATCTTCAGCATCTTCTTTTGCTTCCTGCATTTTCATATTGATATAATCTTCTCTCGTCATATTCCATGCTGTAGGACAATCCGTGACACTCGAAAATCTACAATATAATCCGTTTGGTTGTTTTGATACAAATCCTGCCATACTATTCTCCTAAATCTACTATAATATTTAATTCATGAAATCCATCATGCGCTTTAACCGGGGACGCAAGTTTACACTGGCTGCTTAAATATTCACTAATAAGTTCTTTTGGAATAACCGATTGAATGTTTAGAAAATCTTTATTTAAAATATCTGTTTTCATCTTTTCAATGTCATCTCCATAAAATCCAAGAGCTTCGCCACACCCAAGACACCATAACCCAAACCCATTATCTGTGTCATATACGATTAGGTAGGCATTTGTTTGATCTAGTGGTTTGTTTTCGCAAAGAATTACATCTCCGGTTCTTAACTGATATAACATATTTTTCTTGCCTCCATTTCCCCATGAAATCTATGTTTCTTGGTAAAAATATTACTATATATAGTATCTATATTTTACACAAACACTATATATAGTATTTTATTTACGCCTGATACACAAAACTTGGCATTAACTGTAATTTAAACAGATTTTTCTCATGCATTGAATCAATCTTTCTTATAATTCCAAACAAATCCTTTACAAGTTTTCTGCTTTCCTGAACAACACGCTTGAATACCTTGATGACTTACTCCCAAAGAATGTGCTGCTTCTGTTATACTTTGCCACTCTTTTATAATATTTCCATTTTTATCTTTTTGAAAAATCACAACTGCATTTGTTCTATTTGGAATTGTTGCACGTTTAATTACTTCTTCAATATTAACGTTTCCGTTATTATATGCCCAAGCATATCCACCTGCTGTTTTACAATTACCCTTACAACAATCCGAAATCTGTCCAGATGATATTCCAGTTATCTTATATGCCTCTTCCATACTATTATATTCTCTTATAATATTCTTGTTGGGTATATCTATTTGGACTACTTTTCTTTTATAGACACGTTTATGCTTTACTTGTAAATCATCCTTTATTTGTTTTGATGAAAATATATAATCATCAAATGTAATATTCTTTTGCAAGAGCTTTTCATAAAACCCTTTTACAATTTTTTCTTTTGTTTGAAAATTTGTATATCTAATAATTAACAATGGAATATTATTTTCACTACAATAATCTTCTTTTAATTTATCCAAATGTTTTCTATGCAAAAAATTTTCCTTCTTTTGCATATCAGACTCACTATTAAATGTAAACGGAAAATAATGCTGTTCTCCATGTAGTTCAATTAAAAATAAGAGTTCCTTATTTTGTGGATGAAAAATTGCAAAATCGAATGGCAATCTTCTTTTATATTTACAATCATCAAACTTATATTGCGTATCAAATATAATTTGTTCATCTGTCAAGAACTGGCTTAATTCGAACTCAGCTACAGAAGATAAACATCCACATGACTTAAGTTTTCCAGAAGTTAAAGACGATGATAAAGCGTTAATTTTCTTACCACAATCACAATCACAACTCCATAATGATCTATGATTTTTTATACCAAGAAATTCTTTTACAATTAATTTCCCAAATCTTTTTCCTTCTAAATTCTTTTGTGGTTTAATATTATCTCTTCTTATACATCCACATGATTGAGTATGTCCTGATTTTAAATGTCCTGCGGCAACTAAAATCAATTTAGGGTTGCCACAGTCACATTTACACCACCATCTCACATGTCCGCTTTTATCGTTGTCTCCACGTTTGATGACTGTTAATTTTCCAAATTGTAAATTAGTTAAGTCTTCTGCCATTTTAGTCTACATATCTTTCCATACCTGTTTTATAATAAGGAATAGGCATTCTCTTAAACCGATATTTTTCTACTCGATTATCAATTTTCTTTTTAATGTCTTTGTCGTCAATCTCGCCTGTTCTAATATATCTATCCATAACAGAGTATTTAAATCCCAATGCATCTTCATCTGTACTTCCACACAGTCCATCAGACGGAATTTTTTCGATTAATTCATTTGGCAATCCAAGTTCATATCCAATAGCTTTCACTTCTTCTACTGTTAAGTCGCTAATTGGTGCAAAATCTCCAACTGCATCACCCCATCTGGTTTCCCAAGATAGTAATGTTTCTGAAAGATTACACGTATTAGCAACACGACCATTTACTGTCTGTGATACAGCATAAAGAGTAGCCATACGAATACGAGCAGGGAGATTTGTAGAAGTCTGTTTTGACCAACGATCTCCCAACTGTGGTTTAATCTCATGCTTTAAAGTACGAACTGTATTGCCTATATTTACAACACAACTGTTGATTCCAAGATGGTCTACAAGCATTCGAGAATAATCAATATCTGGCTGTTCTCCCTGTGGCATTAATACACCAAAAACTCTATCCTTACCAAGAGCTTCTACACATAATGCTGCCACAACGCTTGAATCCTTACCACCTGAGATGCCCACAACTGCCATACAGTCTTTACCATTCTTCTCAAAGAAATCCTTAATCCACTGAACACAATCATTAGTTGCTTTCTTTACATCAAAATTACTCATGTCTAATCTCTCCTTTTTCAATTTTCTCAATTAATGTAAGTAGTTCGTTATATACTTGAATTAATCCACCTCTGTCATCAATATAAGCATTTGCATAAATCTTTCTTCCTGAAAATGCAACAGAAGCATCACAATTAATACCTCTATGCTTGATATGATTATCATTCAAATATTTTTCAATCATTTCATATTTATCTTCGCCATTACCAGTGAAAATAATTACTTCTGAATAATTCTCCCATCTCTGTAAAAGACTAATGACATTTTTGTATGTCCTGCCCTTCTTGTGAAAATCATAAATTGTATCATCAAAATCCACACAGAAAATGAGCTTTCCATATTTCTTAAACTCTTCTTCTAATCTGTCATAGGAGTTGTTTGCCTGAAGATAAAAATCCATTCTACTTACCTCCGTACATTCTGTTTCTGATATCCGCAAATGTGTCTTCTCTTACTAATTCTCCATCTTTAAATACGGTAGTAAGTAAACTGTTATCACTCATTTCAAGTAACTGATCTTGACACTTTAATTCACCGTTATCATCGTATACTCTACAACATCCTTTATGAGATTTCTTTAAGTGACTTGTATCTGTCTTAGGATCTTTGAAAATCATTAACTTCTTGTCATCAATTACTCCATATGTAGCTTTCATTGCAATGCCAAAAGTATCTCTTGTAACAACAATCATCTTTCCGTTTTCAACGATTGCAGTGAAGCAAAAAGCTCCTACACCATAAGCAATATTATTAGCTGCGAAACCACGCTTTTCTAATTCTTTCCAAATAGTTTCTACATTAGAAAGTGTGCAGCCATCACCATAAATAATACCGATATGCGGATCTAATACCTTATAACCTTTACTATTTACAGAACCACCAAAAATCTCCCATAACCTTTCAACTGTCTTAACTGAAATCTCTACAATATCACCACTATCAGGACGAACCAAGAGCTTTCCATTATGATTCATAATCTCTTCTTTACACTGTGGAAGAATATTATTTACCATATTCCAATAATCATAAGTATCTGAAACCATACTAAATGATGTATTTGGATATAACTCTGTTAAAAGTCTCTTAACGAACGTAATCTCATCTCCATCAATTGAGAAATTAGCACCCATTACAGAATGCTCAGTTGAGACAGCACCGATTCCAATACCATTATTCTTACAATCGGCATTGTAATATCTATCAATATAATTAATTGCTGGAATTGTAGATGTCTTATTAAATGAAAGCAACCATGATGCTGAACATCTTGTAGCTTCATCCATACAAGACATTCCTCTCATGCCAAAATCTGCACAAGCCATATTTCCAGGCAATCCGTCTGTTGTCTTGTTATACCAATAATCTGCAATCTCACGATACATATAACCAATAGTTGCATGACAACAAGGTTTCCATAACTCAACCTGAAGAATACATTCAATCCACTGAACAAGCCATGCAAACTTGTCATCTGTATTGGTAATTTCAATACAAGGAACTCCCATTGGTACAAGTGTTCCTTCTGGTAAAGCTCTAATCTCAAGTGGAAGATAACCAAGTCTGTGAAGTTCCACAATCTTTTCTAAATCGTAATTATCTCTACCAATCTGTACGTCCATTGAATCTGTATAAAAAGATAACATCTCATCTTCTGATAATTCAAAGAAATTCTTCTGAAAATATCCCATTAGATATTCCTTAATAAAAGCCTGTAATCCGAAGAAAACCATATGATTCTGATTCTCTAACATTGATTTACGGGGCACCCAATATGAAACTAACTTAGTTAATCCCTTTGGATACATACGATCATGACACTGCTTATAAGTATCACTAAGTAATAAAGCCATTGTGTTATCCATAATTTTAAACCTCCATAACTGTAATCTTTTCATGCTTACCAGTAAAAATACTGTTTGTTGTGAATAATTCTTTCACTGTATTATTCTCCAAAGACTTAATCAAAGTACCCTTTTCTTTATCAAGAATTGAATTTTCCGTATGTGTTGCATAAGCGTAAATTTCATTTACACCAAGTTTCTTTAACTCTTCCGCACTATAATAAAGTGAACCGCCATATGCGATAATATCATCAATCATTAACACATATTTATCCTTCAAATCAATACCATTTGTTCTAATGTCTAATCCAAGGATTTTACCAGTCTTCCAATCTCTCTTCTTTTCACCATAACAATATGGTAACTCAGGAAATAAATCTGAATATCTCTTAGCTGCACCTGCATCTGGGAAATAAAGTACAAGATTTCTCATACCAATCTTTGAAATAGCTTTATCAACATACTCTTTTGGATTTTCTTTTACACAATTATTGAGTAATGCAGTAGAAACATCGCTATGAGCATCTAAAACATAAACTGATGAAAATCCTAACCAATTGATAAAATCGCAAAAATACTTCAATGTGAATACTTCATCATCATTTTTTACTCTATCCATTCGTGCATTAGGAATATATGGAAGAGACAAATAATAATCCACATTAGTAAAAAATCTTTCAAGATGTTTCTTTACTAACATCAGATAAAATATCTCATCGTTACTCTCATAAGTCCATTCAATCCAAATACAAGGAGAGCCATCATAAGAGTCTTCCTCAATGTTGTTTATATCAATATTTACTCTTGGTGTTCCATCTGGAAACTTGTTGATTGTTACAATTTCGCCATTAATTTTAATCATATTCTACTCTCCAATCACTTCGATCTGACACATATACATAGTTGCTAATGCAGCCTTGTGAGTATCAGGTGTGACACATGCACAGCAACTTGCATCTACTGTAATATCAATCTCAGGATAATTTGCTCTAATAATAAGGGCATTTGAAATTACGCAGATACTCGTGCATAATCCGCAGATTTCAACACTTTTAAATTTAAAATCATCCCAATGTGTCCAACCAAATGTAGGCTTATCAATCAGAATATCATTCTCAATATCAAAATCTAACTTATTGGAAATCTGCCAACCAATAGTATTCTTTACACAGTGAGTAACAGGAAGATGCTTACCCTCATATGTTTCCAAATAATTCTCAGGGTGTGTGTCTCTTGTAAAGATTACCTGCTTACCAGCATCCTTATATTCCTTAATTTTCTTTGCTACATTCGATACAATTGCCTGTGCTTCCTTTGTACCAAGTGTTCCATCAATAAAATCATTCTGCATGTCTACAACAATTAATGTTTCTCTCATTTTGTTACCTCTTTTCTTTGTTTTTATATGTATTTATTCTCTGAAAACTCAGAAGAAATTCCGCTTTCCTGCGAACTTCATATTCTGTTATTCTCTACTCAATCTTCTTCTCAACCACAACAATCGTGTCATTGTGCCAACCGCCATGAGGAACAAGTAGAATTTCCTGAATTTCAAAGCCATACTTCTTACCAATACCACCACTATTCCAGCTACAAGTAATTACAATGCCATCTTTCTTTACAATTCTTCCTATCTGTTCCTTCTGTTTAGACCAATATGAAGCTTGTGTTGTCTGCATATTTACTGTCTGTCCAAGATTTTTGTAACATTCGCTTACCTGTCGTGGCGAGTATGGTGGATCGTACAACACAGTATCTACTGAGTCATCATCGAATATCTTTAAGAAATCCAGTGCATCCATATGGTAATCAGTATCATATTGTGTATCTAAGTCATTTGTTACTGTTGCTAATTTATTGCTATTTGCAAATGGATCAACAATCTTACCTATTGCATATCTCTCAATCAACTCTTTGATTGGCTTAATTGAAAATGTATTACTATTTGGCATCTGCCAGACTCTATTTATTATCATTATGTATCAGGAGTAAACGCTGCGTTTTCGGTATACCAAACCTCTTACTCCTTCCTGTTATGTTATTCTCTGTTACAACTTCATAAAACTCAAAATATGAGCTATAACATCAACAGTCCATCCGTTGCCAATTGCTTCAAATCTTCTTGTCTTAGGCATTACTTTTACATTGCCACTCTCGTCCATTCCAAACTCCGTATAATTGTCTGGAAGTGTCTGAAGTCGTTCAATTTCTAATGGACATGTCTTTTTATATTTTTCTCCACCAAGCCAAACATTGAATTTTGTTTCTGTTCTGCAACGTGGCACTGTTGGAGCTTTCTTATTTAAAAAGTACAGCCTGTCCTGCTGTGAATAATGACCTTTGCCACCAAGATCATATTTTATGTAATTCTCACACTTAATCATTGTGTTCCTAATTCTGTCATCAAAGTATTTGACTAAATCTGGATCATCACAGATAACATCTTTCACTAATAATCCTTTATCATCAGGAAGTGTGATATTTGGTATGTTCGTCCAATACAGACGTTTTCTCCTCTGAGCTGATAATAACTGACTATCAATCATAATTGGTTGTACACCCAATTCCTCACTAATAGCGTCTTGAATCTCATCAGCCATTCCATAGTTATTTTCATATAGGAAATATTTTGGATTTGTGTTATTCTTTGCTTCCACAAATTTCTGAAAAAGTTTCCAACCTTCGCCTTCTGTATCAATTTCTCTCTTCAATTTTGCTGTTTTACTACACTTGGCTTTCGACCAGAACTGGCAAGGTGAACCACCTATTAATAGATTGACTCCATTAAAATCCTTGAAGTCGGTAGAAAATACGTCACCGTATCTTTTGATATCAGGATAATTATATCTACTGATTTTGATTGCATTCTCTTCAATTTCAAATGCATTATACTCACTGACTGGAATATTGGCTTTATCTAATGCAACTCTTCCACAAGAGATTCCATCAAATAAACTTAACACTCGTAGCCCTTGAGAATTATTTTTTTCATTCGATTAGGCAGACGTGTCTATTTTCGAGTGATTTTACAACAAAATAATATTAAAAATGAAAGGATTTAACAGTAAATTCTAGGATAAATGATTGCGCAATCTCTGTAGATTAAAGGATTTTGACAGAGAATAAAGAAAAAAATATTTCTTGTTACTTTTACTTTTGGGAAATTTGGCTGAGTCGCCAAGATAGAAATTTCTATGTATGATTATTCTTCGTCTTGAAATGATTTAATTCGATTTTCTAAATAATCAATCTCATCATTCCAATGGTCTATTAGCATGTCTTCGATTTGATGCTTTGCATCTTCTATACTGTCTGCAAACAACGTATCATATTCAACATTTAGTTCTTTTGATACATATATAAATATGTTTTCGTCTGTCTCATCTTGTACAAAACCAACTACTACATTTTCATCATCTTCTTCATAAAATTGACTAAAATGTAACCTGTAACATTCCTTACCAAAGTCATTCTTTTCACCTGTTTCCCAATATTTCTTCACTTTATCACCTCGCTTAATTTGGCTGATCAGCCGTGAATAGAATTACTTCTATATTAGATTATTCTCTATTTGAAACTTTTTTAATTCATCTTGAATCATCTTCTGCATATCTTCTTTGTCAAAAGATATATTTGCAACTGGAATAACTTTTGCATTTAGATTAACATCACCAATAATAGCTTTGTCAAACGCTTCTAAAAACATTTCTGCAATTTCCTTTTCATAATTACCACATATACCTTTGAAATCAATATCTGCAATTACTCTTGAAAAGAAATCCTTGAACTTGCCAGCGCTAAAATCTCGTTCATATTCTCTCGGAATATCAATTGTTATTTTCACTCTCTCACCTCGCCAACTTTGAACCATAATATGTGATGTGTACCTTCACTTTGAAATACTCACCACAATTATGACATTTTACTTTTACTTCTTCACACCAACCTTGTGTTACCAAATTCATCAAACCATATTCCATAAATCCATCTTGATATTCTTTCTTGCAATATGGACATTTTGGATATGTAAATTTACTTTTTCTCATATTTTACCTCGCTTATTCTCTGTATGGTTCAGGCAACGGCATCCAAGCTTTCATGCCACCATTAATTCTTCCCCAAAACCATGTCCCATCATAGCGTTGTCTTTGTACTTTTGTTACCATGCCTCTATTCGTAGTAACAAGTACATTAATTACTTTCTTACCTTCGTATCTTTTATCATCTTCGGGCATTTGTCCTTCGACACATTTAATCCATTCCAATTATTCTCTCACCTCACTGTCCAAAGATTTCCCCAATAATTTTCAACTTAATACTCTGACCAAATTCTGAACCAGCAGCTTTTGGATGACCACCGCCACCAAATAAACTTGCTACATCTTTACCAAGATCAATATCTTCTTTAACGGTTCTATAAGATACCGTACAACCATCAATATCAATCATTGCCACAAAATCAATTTCAGGATGCATTTTACAAAGTTTATTACCTAATTCACTAACAAACCTATCTGCAAATACAAAACCACAAACCTTACCACACATAGGAGTGGTAAACATAGTTTCATTCTTCTCTTCGATATATCTATCAATTTCATCCTGTTTAATTTTCAGGATAACTTCATCTTTGGCATATAATCTTGGGAATACCTCATCATGGATTTCTGAAATGCACCAATGAATAAAATCATCTCGACCGTAAAGATATAATAAATCATTTATCTGCTTACAAATAACACCTTCATCACCGAGTTCTGACCATCTCCAAGTGTCATAATCTCTCACAAGTTCAGCAAATTTCTCTAACGCTTTATTATTCTCTAACTCTTCACTCAGACAACCATTCATACCTAACCAATGATAAAACAACATAGTTCCAGATGTTTTAATTCCTTTGGAATCTTCGATAACTACATCACACCAATCATACTTATTTAATCCAAGAGCTGTTGGATGATGATCTAATAACTGAACATTGCCTCTTTTATTCAGCAACTCAGCAGTTTCTTCATTGACACGAATATCGGTAATATAAATTGGGATTGTGTCGTCCTGTTCTGTTTCTAAATATTCCTTTACAGTTGAATCAATATTGTCGTAATCACAATATGAAATTTCTACATTATCTTTACCAAATACAAGTTTTGCCAAAATACCACAACCGATTCCATCAAGATCCGTATGTGAAAATAATTTAACCATGTAATCTCCTCTCTGCTATTTCTAATAATTTTTCTTTCTCATTTATATATTCTCCACTAATGACTGAATCCAACAGATTATTTAATACCTCACCAATTTCTTTTCCTGGCTTATATCCAATAGTAATTAACTCCTTACCATTAACTGCTAAATCCTTTAGAGAAAAACATTCATCATCCTGTAAGACTTCTTCTAAAATATATTCAATGTTATCAATCTTCTGTAATCTTGTTTCCTGATTCATGCCTGCTTGTGCTTTAATATCGGCTCTACGAATATTTAATAATCTTCTAAATTGTTCTTCTCCAATTTTATTAAGCCATCTCTTGACATATTTCTTTCCAACCTCAAAAGTAGCATCATGATAATAAACTAATTCAACAACCTTTTCTCTTGTGTCATTATCAAATCTTAATCGCTTCATTATTTCATCAGTCATATCAGCACTGACTCTTCCATGACCTTTGAAATGTCTAATGCCATCCTCGACATCTTGATAACAATGTGGCTTTCCAATATCATGAAAAAATACAGCCAATGATGTAATCAAATCTCTTGGATTCAAGTCTGGTTCACAATCACATTCATAAGCTTGTACTGCATGTACTGTATGATTCCATACATCATAGATGTGATATGGATTATTCTGTTGAAAGCCAAACATATCTTTAATTTCAGGAATGAACAACGAGAATACTTCACGGAATAATCCTATCTGTATATAAAACTCGCTTGATAATGCAATCTTACAAAACTCACTGTTGATTCTCTCAATAGATATATTCTCTAAATTCTTATACATTTTATGAATGTTCAAACTTACATCAGAGTCAACTACAAATCCCAATTGTGAAGCAAACCGAATAGCACGTAAAATCCTTAAAGCATCTTCTGAAAATCTATCCTCTGCTCTACCAACACATCTGATTTTATAATGCTCAATATCTTCCATACCATTAAACGGATCTATAAGACCAATTTCATCATTGTATGCCATCGCATTGATTGTAAAATCTCTACGCTTTAGATCTTCTTTAAGACTTCGTGTAAATGTTACGCTATCAGGTCTACGGCTATCTGAGTAATTACCGTCAATTCTGTAAGTGGTACATTCATATCCCTCACCGTCAATTACAATGGTAATAGTTCCATGTTGCAAACCAGTTTCAATAATTCTCTTGTCCTTGAATACTTCTATCATTTCATCTGGCGTGGCAGAAGTTGTAATGTCATAATCGTGAATTGATCTGCCAAGAATACTATCTCTCACGCATCCTCCTACCAGGAAAGCTTCATATCCATTATTCTGTAAAGTATGAATAATTTCATTTGCACCAGATGGAATTTCAATTTTCAATCTTTTCATCAAAATTCACCTCAATTTTCGGTTCATCAATAAACTTTGCCAATAGTCCTTCATGGTAGAATACCTTGTCACTTTCAGTAATTTCTTCTCCCAAGAAATATCTAAGTACGAATGGCATCATATAGTTGTCTAAACATTTGAACTCAATACTATATTCTCCATTTTCTTTGTAGATTTTTTTACAGTATCCGTCAGTACCATTGATTTTGTGGAGCGAAAATAATTCAACTCTGAATGGGATATTAGATTTTGTACTTAATCTTTCTTCAACACAATTTCTCACAAGATTTAACATGTGCAAATTACTTACTGTTGTCATATCATAAACAATCTCATCATTTGAAAAGAATACAATTCTCTCTTCACCAATGATGTCATATAATAACGATAATGTCTGATCCATAAGGTACTTTTCATATGTGATGTGTCTTTTGGGATTGCAATTACCCAAAATTACCTGACGAATATATTTACTATTTATAATATGTTCGTTATCTGTGAATTGAGAAATAAAATCTTCCCATGTATCAGTTCCAAGAAATATATTTTTATCATATTCGTGTAAAGATGAAAAATTAGCCTTTCTCATATCAATACTGATAAAAACTCTTCCAGTATTAGTTGGCTTAAATATATCTTTATTAGATAAATTTTTATGAATCACAGTGAATTTGTTCATATCTTCCGCATTAAATCTCTGATATGCCTCTGACTCTTTGATACTTGTAATATCTGCATCCTTTACATGATTATATTCTTCAAAATAATCCTGCTCACAATTATACCACTGTAATTCGCTTGCAAATCTAATCCACTTGTCAACAGTTCCATAGAACTCATCAAAAAGCTTAATTCTATCTAAAAAGTATGGCTCTTGGAATAATCTAATTGGTATATTGCAATCCTTACAGAATCTTTCTTTCGCTCTATTTGATATTTCCATCAGATATCTCCTTTCACAATTCTCTCATTTACATACATCTTAAATTCATTGATTTTCTTATAATCAGGTTTATCAGGCAAAGATGTATTTTCTTTTGCGTATTCAAAACGTTTTTCATATTCATTCAATAAATCATAGAACTCAGAAATAGGTTGTCTATTTTCATCTAAATATTCTCCATTTCTAATACTCATGAGTAAATCGTGCTCATCTGATCTATAAGTGATAATCTCTTCCTTTTCCAGAATATCAATACACATCATATATAATCGAATCAAATGAGCCATATGTTTTCCTAATTTATCATGGGCTACAGCCTTTTCATTTCTTTTACCAAATTTGCTATAACTACTAACAATGGACTTCATTTCGTTCCACATGCCAGCCCAATCTCTTAACGGATAATGTTGCAAGTTTACATCCATAAAAATCTCACTATCATATCCTTCTTGAACAGCCTTATCAATATATAGTTTCACATCACTATTTTCATAAGGATAATATCTGTTTTTAAATTCATATCTTGCATTGTTGATGCTTTTTAAAATGTAGGCTTCATTTTCTGCCTGACCAACCAATCTCGCAGCCTTATTTTCCATACGTCTTAGCTGAGAACCTGCATATCATCCAAAGGTATGAACACAAATCTGCGAAAGAAACATTTTTCTATTGTCCAATAATTTTTTACCAATTTCAGATAAATGTAAGTAATGTTCTGGTAGACAACCAAGTTGTTCAATTGTATTAGGGTTGCTTGACGTTAAAAGTTGAATCATTTTATTAAACGAATACATAGTTGTATCTGTATCAACATCTACCACCTGTTCAAAGTCTGTCCCAAGTAAAATATCTGATTTGCTGTTGAGTGCAATACCTCTTACATCTAAATCAGATCCTTCTTTATCCATTCCATATGCATGACTTCCACCAAGAGTTAAGATAATGATATTGTTACCCAAATTCTTATCTGTTCTCAGGAAGTCATACTCTTTTGATTTTAATTTGTCCTTAATCTGTTCAATTGTCATTGTCTTAACCTCCAAAATTTCATAAGAAATGTGCGATTCTTGTTACTTGTTCCCTAATGCAATTAACGAATTCCCACATGTAATTCTGTCATCATCTTCCTCTTTTGACGGAACAAATACAATTACATCCCATCCATCATTTACAAGTGGCTGCTCAAACTGCTCATATACATCAAAATCATGCACAATTTCATATCCTTCATCAACAGCTTCAACAGTCTCATGAATTGGTGTCATTTTAACAATGCATTTTTCCTTATCAAAATACTTGTTCATAAGGTCTACATCAAGATTACTCTTAGAAGTAACTGCAAAATTTAATGTATATTTTCTCTTCTTTGGATAAGGGAGTTCTTTGATAATATCACTGATTTCCTGTAATGATAAAGATCTGTTTCTGAACATTTCATTTCTGTCATTCTCATTAAGAGTATTTATAGAAAACTGTAATCCAAAACCATCTTCTCCACCATATACAAATCCAGTTGTTACCCATTTATGTAAAAACTCTTTGAGGTTTTTATTTGATTTTGGCATCATAGTAGACACTACAGGATGATATGTATCAAAGGTTACGTCTGAATTTTCACTCATTAGCATTTGTGCAATGAACTCTGCTGATGTGATAACATTTGGATTAAATGTCGGTTCACCCATTCTTGCATAATGTACGTTCAATCTCTGTCCATGCTTAATTCCAGATAAAGCAACACCTGACATAATTTCTGTAATCAACTCTGGCAAAGTTGCGTTGCCTTTAAATCCAAGCTTAGGACAATCACAGAAATTGCAATTCATAGGGCAACCTTTCTGCGAAGATACAGTCACTACAAGCTTGTCAGTAATATCTACAGGCTTATGCTCTACATTATCAATTCTTTTATCATATCCAAGAAATGAAGCCTTAATATTATTCTCTTTCCCGTAATCTCCAACATATAAATATTCAAGAGTTAAATCTGTATCAGTTACAATCTTTCCTGTATGTGTTTCTGTTATTTTTCTCATTTTATAATCTCTCCTATTCTATCAATTTTTTCAAAGGAAACGAAGTTTGTTACTTATTGTAGATATAGTCAGCATTTCTAAACAATATATTTGGAAATATATTTACAGCAACATTACGAAGTGCTACAAACAAATCCCCTCTCTCATCTACACATGAATCATGTCCATCAACTGTCTTAAATACATTTAACTCATCATCGGAATTTTTATATACAAAGTAATCAGTATCCTCATCAAGAACAAAACCTATATGTAAAGTTTCACATAAAATTCTAAATGCTTCTGCTGAATCAATATCTATAGTACATATTGCTTTTGTATTAACATTTATTTCCATTTGTTTCCTCTTAATTATCTCTTATACTCTATCCACCTATCTGAACCCTTGAACTTCACTTTAATCTTCGTAGGACATCCATCTGGGATAGATTTTAATGATTTATAATCGCCTATAATTGTTGCTGTTTCCAAAGCCTTGTGATTCTTCTCACATTCCATTGCTTTTTCTTTATCTGCATAATCAGTATTACAGAACTGACAAGTATATAATGTCTTTGTAACCATATAAATCTCCTTTCCAATTTACCAAATTCCATTTACTGTCTTATCAATAGCTTCTCTCATTACACCACCTGTCATTTTATTCATTGTATCTGCAACAAGACCTTTAAATTCTGCTCTTATTCGTCTATTATGACGAGTACATGGTTTTGAACAATAATTATTTCTTCTACATTTTTTACAGTTGCCATTCAATTTCCACTGTTCATTTTCCTGAATCTGTTCCATAATATTTGTATGCTCCTTTCAAAGTTATATATTCTGACTAATATTCCTCTGCTATATCATCATATTCTCTTGAAAGATATCCAACTAAATCCTTATAAATATCTAACTGATGTTCATGTAAATAATTACATAGTTCAATATCTGTATTGAAAAACTTTTCAACAGCAGTTGAATTAGCCCATCTGTCAAAAGCACTTTCTGTTGTAACTCTAAGTAACCATCTGTTTCTAGTTCCGCTATGAGGCTCTACTATCATAAAAATAACTGTATCTGTTCTTGCTTCTAAATGACCTTCGTATTCATAAATCTCGTAATCCTGACCATTGTTTACTTTGTCATTCTCAAACCATCTTCTTATATTTTCCATTTTTACCGATCTCCTTGTTTTGTGATTAGAAAAATAGCTCATCAATCGACAAGTCCATATGTTCGTATAAGTCAACAATTCTTGAATCATTTTCATCTAACCCAAGTAAGAAACAACCACCTTCTCCTTGCTCAATTTTTACAATCTCATTCTTATGAAATTGTTCTATATCTATTTTTAATCTTCTAATACCGTAATATTTATATAAATCTTCTATTGCTGAGTTCAAACCATCCATCATTTTTTTATATTGGGAACTCAAGTCAAAATCATATAAACTATTAATACTGTTTTCAATTTCATTATAAATATCTATTAAATTCGTCATACTTTATACCTCCACATGAAATCGAACTTTACTGTGATATTTCTATTTTAATTTCTGTTCCATCATAGTTGCCTGTTATATGCCTTTTGGCTACAGATATTCCCTCTTGATATTCATTAATAACATTCTCTAAAGATTCCATAATGTCATAAAAGTCTTTAAGTAGCCAAGGATGTGTATAAGATATATGAATTCCATCACATAAAAATCTCCAAAGAAAATCTTTTGCTTCGCTTTTACAACGCCACTCCTCTTCATATTTAAATTCCATAGAACCAACATAATCATAATATTCAAAATCATCAACTACTACGTCTCTATTAGTACAGCCAAAATCTTCGGCATTCCTTAAACTGTAATCACCGTCTGTATATAATGTATAACTAATATTTATTTGCATCTTCTCGCCTCACAAATTACCCACGTTTCAAAAAGCTTTCAAAGCTATTTTTCATATATGTATAGTTAATTCTTTGATCTGTGCTAAAACCAGAACTATTTTTCTGATACTTTTGAATCCACTGTTCAAAATCTATGTCTTTTTCATTTTTACAAGCATAAGCCATAAGCGCAACTAACGCTGTTTTACACTGCTTGTACACTTCCGAATCAACTCTTACGCAATCATCAATCATGTTTTCATAACATTCAATGTCTTCTTCGATTACATTTGAATTTACATTTTTCTGAACAAACGAAAGTGTAGTTTCTTCTTCATCATCCTCTTCTTTAATATTCTCTGTTTCTTTTGTCGTCATTGATTCGTTGGCTAAAAAATCCTTTAAAAGTGTTTCTAAAATATGTAATTTGTCTGTAATCATTCCTTTATCTTTTGTAGAATTACATGTATCAATTTCAGCAAATGATAAATTGTTTGTCTCTTCAGTTCCTTTTGGTTTTCTAGTGTGTTCTACAACAACTTTTACGTTCTTCAACTCTTCAAAGTCGTTTAAGAATTCTCCAAATTTTTCATCTGGATATCCTGTTTTTTCAAACTTGTCAAAGAGCATAAACCATATAAGTGCGTTTTTCTCACTAAACAATTTCCCTGTTGTCGGTGTTACAATATTGTACAATCTATCAAGATATTCCTTGAACTTATTAAACATCTCCTTGGTTGCATACTCGTTTAAAAACTTTCCAAGCTGCATTGCATTTCTTTTCCACTGTTCAAAAAAGTTAAGCCCCATAATTGTTTCATTTACAATCTTATCAATAGTTCCATTTCTATCTTTAACATCGGAAAATTTTGCACAATCGCTAAAGAAATCATGTCCAGATAATTCTTTAACATCTTTTGCAACATTGCACATATAGGTGATTGTTTTTTGGGCAACGTTCATTTTCGCTCCACTGTTATATCTAACAATATGTCGCCCCACTTCTTCATCACTACAATCAAGATGTTTTACTATTTCTACTGGGCAATTATTAAAATCTTCCTTTAATCTTTCTGGTAATTGAGCATAACTTTTCCCTTTTAAGTCAAAAGAAACGATTTCATATACTGTATTACCATCTTTATCTTTAACAATTTTTCCATTTTCATCTTTTTTTACTTCTTGATACTCAATCACTGATGGATTTATTTTTTTGCCAAGTGCAAATTTACCTGCTTTATAATTTTCTATTGTGGTACATCTCTGTAATCCATCAATCAGCCACAAGATAACACCATTATCTGTAAGCTGTTCACAAATTTTAATTGGATCAAAATCTTCATTCTGAATAACAGTTACTATAAAATTATCTCTAACTTCTTCTTCCCATTGCCCAGACTTTCTCTGCTGCGGATGATCATTTCTAAGATCTTCTCTTTCAATCATTCCACATATTTTAGATGCCATGCAAGTATCTTTTTTTACCTTATCTCTTATTAATTTCATAGAATTTTTCCTCCCATCAAACTCTTTAAAGGCTTAGTTTTTTCATCAGAAGTAATCTTTTTTAAAAGATTGTCATAATGAAATGGTTCAATATGTAAGATTTCACAAATCTCTTCTTTTGTGTATTTATCAGCAAGCATCATGATTATCTTGTATTGCAAAGGAGACAAACTATTTAAATAATCATTAACTTCTTGATGCCATTCAGATTTTGTTTCTCTTATAAAAATATTCTCCACACGAAAATCTGAAGCTATCGTATCTCTAATTTCCTTTCCTTCCTCTGTCGTCACATCTAATGTTAATGGTTTAAGAATTACTTTTCTTTTTTTCTTCTCTCCATTCTCTTCGTAGTACTCATAAATAATATCTCCATTTCTGTCCCTTGCATAATTAACACGTTTATCTCGCATTCTATCTCTTGTCCAATCTAAATACGAACGTTTAATATTTGTTGTCAAATATGCTCCGAAATTATCATTCCTTGTGCAATCATAATTTTCAACTGTTTCAAGCAATACCTTCATCGCATCACTTAACAAATCATCAATTTCCATATCTGCAACACCCTTCATGGATATTAGCGGCAGACAAATTTTCTTTAATTCTCGTAAATCATTGCGGCAATATCTATCAACTATTGCCAACTGATCGGGTGATAAATTTATTTTTTTTACTGTCACTTTCGCATGTCTCCAATCATTTTTGTCTCTAATATCTCTTCAAAATCCAGTTCATCATCTTTGATTTGACTATGTTTTGTCTCTGAATAACACTTTGGGCATCTACAAAACTTTTCATGCTTGTCCTTAGAAAATGACATCACACCAACCATAGATGTGTAACACCTTTTACAAATCACCATTTTCGTCCACCTCCACAACTCGATATGTATATTTACGATCAAATAATCCATCAATAGCCTTTTGCGTCCGTTCTCTACTGATTTTTGCATCATCAATTTCTTCTAAAATACTATGTATGATTAACATTTCATCTTTAAGTTGTCTTCTATTTCTTCTATTCTCTCTTATCTTTTTATATACAAGCCAAGCAGAATAAAGATCCTTCGGTGTTTCAAGTTCAATACTATGTAAAGCATCCATCAAAGCCGCATCAGAAGTATGTAACTCATCTTCCAATTCAACATATCTTTCTCTTGCTTCTTTAAAAATGTCTGAACATGCACCAAATTTTTCAACCCATTGTGTAATGTTGTCAGAAGGTTGATAATCTGTGTTTTCGATAATTTTCTTCGACTCTTCTTTTACAATTTTCTGAACAGGTGTTTCCATTTTAATATCAGGAATACACTCTATCCGAAAATTCAGATTCTTAAGAGTCTTTGGAAGCGACTTTAGAATATTCTTTGCTTTCTGTTCTGTAAATTTCCCCATATTTTTTTCTTTGCATGTTTCAGCTTTACCATTTTCACTTAGTCGGATATATACATTTTTATTATTCTTTATAACAAAATCCAACTATATCATCTCCTCTCTTTTATTTTTTAATGGATCATATCTGACTTGAACAGATGACCAATCGCTTATGAGGCGACCGCTCTAACCAACTGAGCTAATGATCCAGACCGACATATGGAAGGTATATATCAAATAACGAAACAAAAATATATGTCGGTTATGTAACTCGTTAGTGAGTTATTCTCTATAAGAACTTATGCAGCTTATAGACTGCACTTACAGAAAAATATCTGCGTTCTGAGGACTTACTGGGTAGAAAATCCCCATAACAGGGCATACTGGATTCGAACCAGTGAATACATGAGTCAAATTCATGTGCCTTACCTCTTGGCGAATGCCCTATAATATTATTCTCCATATTTAATTGTGCAAATCAGGAACTTTAATTGCAGAAAACGCTTGAAACTTGACTTTCTTTCGAAATATATGTAAAATAAGTACAAGCGATATTTCGCTTCTGCAATGGCTTAATGCTGTTGTATGTATTTGGTTGATAGAGTCAAGTAGAAAGCTGTTGGCGCAGCGTTTGAATCGCTTGGCTCTATCTTTTTTGTCGCTTACAAAAATTATAATACTCCAAACAAATGTTCTTGTCAATCATTATTTCGAACAGGTGTTTGTATCATGTTCGGTTTTTGTTCGATATTTTTATTATATCATATTTTGAGTCCTATAATCAGGACTCTATCTGGGGAAATTTAATATTGTGTACCATAAATTCCTGTACTCCCTCTAATGAAAGCAATCCAAAGAAATCATTATTCTGATAGTCAACTGTATTCGCCTTGTTAATTATTCTTTTCCCCTCATCAATAGTAATTTGTCTTGGTCTTGTATGAATAAAAGTCATTCCATTAAAAGAATCAATCCATATCATACCAGGAGCTTCATCAATTATCTGTTTTGCCTTTTCTTTACTTACATACATTACGCCCTCGCCTCCTCTAATCTATATTCAGTTCCAAAAAACAAGCCGTTGAAACAAGCTTTATCTATAAGTTTTCGTTCATAAGCATCAGTAATATTTCCAAGTCTTTCAATAACTTCGTCCTTGGATATTGTTATAATTTGTTCTCCGAGCACCATAGAATACTCTGTTAAACCATTATCATCATCTGCATTAATGCAACTATGAACAGGCATGTTTATTTTTTTTAGCTTAGTTGTCAAAGGCATCACTGTAATTATAGAAGCATGTTTTGTTCCTATTGGATTGCTTATGATAACATATGGACGTTCTTTAGTCTGGACTGATCCTTCGCCTTGATATTTGATTTTCGCTTTTATAACATCGTATCTCTGTAAATCCATATGTACGTCCTCCTCTCTTTGTTATTTATGTACTTGGATTACCTTTGATACTTTGCATTATAGTCCATATATCTTAAATAGT